GCGTTCGGCGGTGATGGCGGCCGGGGCCCGGTCCATGAGGCGCCGCGCCGCGGTGACCGGCTGGAAGGCCAGCTTGCCTTCGATCTTGACGAACAGCGTGGCAGCCTCGCTGTCGACCGCGTCCATCTCGGCCGCCTTCGCCTTCGGGCGGCGGCCGAGCTTCTCGGCCGCGGTGGCCAGCCAGGTGCGCAGCGAGGCTGCCCGCTTGTCCTCAGGCAGGGCGGCCAGCACGTCGTCAACGCCCTGCTTGCCCGTACCGGTGGTGCCGACGTAGCGGACCGACTTGGCGCCGCTGCGCTTGGCCAGCTTCGTCAGCTTCTCGGCCGCCAGCCAGACATCCGCGTTGGTCTCGAAGTCCGCGTCCAGCAGCAGGAAGACGTCACGGCCGGACAGGACGGACAGGTCAGCGTGGCTGAAGCCCCAACACCCGGACATGCCGTAGACGGCGAAGGTGGCGGGTGCGTGCGAGAGCACCGCGTACTGCTGCTTCGTGCCCTCGGCCAGGATCACCTGGCTGTAGTCGTCCCCGTCGCGCAGCCGGTTGAAGGGGACCTTCGCACCCTTCGGGAACTCGTACTTGATCGGCTTCCCGTCCGTGCTGGTGCGGGGGCTGTCCGGCCGGGCCTGCCACACGGTGGCGCCGACGCCGTCCGCCCACGGGAAGTACAGGCCGTCCTCGCGCGACTCAATGCCGCTGGCCGCGATGACGTCCTCGCTGATAGCGCTGCCTCGCAGCATGTCCATGTGGGCTGAAGTGATGGCCACAGCGGTGGTACCCTTCGGTTGTTGGGGTGTGCTTCTTCGCGGTTGTCGCGCCAACTGTTGGGGACCGGCCTTCCGAGGGCTGGTCCCCTTCGTCGTTGCTGGGCCCATGGTGACACACACCATGTGATCAGTGCAACCGCTGCTCAGAGACGACCACTCGTGTGGCCAGGGGCAGCGGGACCGGGCGGGCCGCTGACGGCGTGTCCACTGTACCCCTGCGGGCCGACCGGCTGACGCCACGCCGGGCCCGAAGTGGATCTTCCCGCGAAACTTCCCGCGTTTCCCGGGAAACCGTTTCCGCAGGTCAGAGGCCCTTTAGGGTCGGATGTCCCGGGTTTCCCAACTTTCGGCTGAACACTTTGAGCTGAGCGGGGTATCAACTACTTGATCTGTTCATGCCCGCGCGCGTTGGTGCTGTATGTCCGGATTCGTGGGTGTTATGTACCAGGCATTGTATTAACACCTATAGGGGTCTTAGTTTTCCGGCCAACCTCGGGAAACCCGGGACGGCGGGCCCTGAAACACCCCCTGACCTGCGGTGATACCCCTTCCCGCGTTCCGCGGGAAACGCGGGAAGTTTCGCGGGAAGCTCAGTACCAGTTGCACTACGGCCACAGGTCCGGTAGTCTGTAGCCATGAACGACACCGCGAGGAACACCGAGGCGCCCGAGGTCGGCGCCGTACAGCAGCAGCTTGCGACGGGCGCACTGGCCTGGTCGCAGAAGCGGGTCTGGGGCACGGTGGGGATGACCCACTACGCCGAGGTCGCCATCGGTGACGATGTCTACCGCTACGTGATCGACCAGCCCCGGCAGCACCAGTGGGTCGCCCGCGGGTGGGTCAACGGCAGCTTCTGCCTGTACCGCGACGCCCGCCAGGCCAAGACGCTGCGGGCCATGAAGGACCTGGTGGCGCAGCACTACGGCGAGAAGCTGGCCGAGGCGAAGGGGGCCGAGAAGTGAACCGGCTGGATGAGCTCAAGGCAGCCGCGCTGGACGTCGCGCAGCACGTCACGCAGGACCCCGAGAAGCGCGCCGCCATGGCGGATGACCTGATCGGCCTGATCGGCCTGATGATCCAGGCCGTAGGCAAGTCCGTGGCCACCGACGGCGAGAGCGACCTGAACGACCCCGAGGACTTCGAAGACCGCGTCTCGGCGCACACCCGGTACCTCACCGGCGAGCAGATCCAGCGCGGTGCCACATGGGCCGTGGAAGAGTCCATGGTGGCCGACCTGGCCCGCTACGAAGACTCGAAGTGGGGCGCGCCGGTGTGGCGGCCGCGCTGCCCCGAGTGCGGCGTTCGGGTCGGCCTGTACTCGGACGTCCAGTACGGGGCCGAGGGGCGCACCTTCACCGAGCTGGCGCACCAGCCCAGCTGTTCGCAGCGTGTAGCGGTGACCGAGTGGGCGGCCGCCCAGCTGAACGCTGGCCCGGCCGACGACTGCCCCATCCTTCCGGGCGGCCAGGGCCCGGCGTGCGACTGGGACGCCACGTGCCCCGTGCACGGGATGCCCGCCCTCGCGCGGCTGTCCGACCGTCCGGCCGACGTCTGCCCCGGCTGCGGCGCCGAGCCGTCGCACGGTACCGAGTGCGTGGACGGTGCGTGATGGCTGCTGAGCCGTCCTGCTGGTGCGAGTACGTCGATATCGGCGTAGGTGAGATCAAGGTGGCAGAGAACTACGACTGCCCGCGGTGCTTCCCCGATCCGCGCGATCTGACGTGTGGCTGCGGTGGGACGGCGGGTGAGGACGACCACGTGGACGGCTGCCCCAACGCGCCCGAGCCCGACTGCCCGGCACCGTGCGGGGGCGCGGCGTGCCCCGTGCACGGAAGCTACCCGGCCGAGACGTGCAGCCCGCTGCGGGTCCGCTGCGCCCTCTCGGTCCACGCCGTCTGCCCGTTCCACCACTGATCAGCGCAGGTCGACACCCCGCCAGCCACAGTTGCTGGCGGGGTGTTGCGTTCCCGCGGCGCAGCCTGTACTGTTCTTCCTGTGAGCACGTTGCTCACCACAACGAAGGGACACACCATGACCGCCACCGCCACCGCCACCGCCACCTTCCTCACCGGCGACGTCGTCACCGGCCGCCCGGTCCGAGAGGGCAAGCCGTCGGCCCGCCCGAAGAAGGGCGTGGTGCTCGGCATGATGACCGATGACCCGCGCGTCCTGGTGGTCTGGTGGTACGGCGAGGGTGTCGCGTCCATGGACACCACCACGATGGCGTACGCCCGAGAGCTGACCGCCGCCGGTGACCTGTGGAACCTCGGCAGCGAGGCGGCCCGGAAGATGGCGAAGCGGGCCAACCGCTTCAGCCGGGCCCGCGTTCTGACGGGCTTCCTGGCCCGCCACGCGGACCGCATGGCCCTGCTCGGCCTGTGAGGTAGACTGGTCAGAAGGAAGGATGCCCGCGGCAGCAACCGCGGGCATCCTGTGTTATCTCTCGGGAAGAGCCGACGTGAACGGGATTATCAAGGTCTGTACCGGCTGCAATGAGGCCAAGCCTCTTGACGACTTCAGCCTTAACAAGCTTGGCGCCTATGGCCGTAATAGCCGGTGCCGCAGCTGCAAGAGCGCTGCGGCCCGCGCGAAGTACGCGGACAACCCGGTTCCGCAGTTGGAAGCGCAGCGGGCCCGGTACTGGTCCGACCCTGAAGCGGCCCGCGAGTACAACCGCGACAAGATGCGACGCCGGTACGCGGACAATCCCGAAGCTGTTCGCGCAGCTGCGCGCAAGGGGGCTCAGAAGCGGCGTGCTGTCAAGGCGGGTGCAACGATCGGGGACGTCAACGAAGCGGAAGTCATGGCCAGCGCGTCTGACTGTTACCTCTGCGGAAAGCCGTTGGCAGGTCCGATTCAGTTGGACCACATCATTCCGCTGGCTCGTGGTGGCGCGCACTGCCTGGACAACTTGGCACCGACTCACAAGGCATGCAACAACCGGAAGTCGGTGCTACTGCTCTCAGAGCTGAACTGGTACTCGGGCCCTCTCGGTATCGGGGTTGCATCATCTACGGATCTTCGGTAGAGTTGCACCACACCAACCGCGAGAAAGGCAACCCCATGGGATTCCAGTTGCGCGACTACCAGTCACAGGCGCTGGCGGCTGTCGATGCCAGTTGGGCTGAAGGCGTGAATCGGCCCGTGGTCGTGCTGCCGACGGGGGCTGGCAAGACCGTGTGCTTCAGCGGCCTGATCGCCAGCCACATCGATCAGCTGCGCAAGGACGGGAAGCGGGTGCTCGTCCTGGCCCACCGGGAAGAGCTGCTTGAACAGGCCGAGGCGAAGATCAAAGCCATGGTCCCCGGCGTCTGGACCGCCATCGTCAAGGGCGGCCGGGGCGCGAAGAAGCACCAGTTCGCCGACGTGATCGTGGCGTCCGTTCAGACGCTGGCCCGTCCCGCCCGCCGAGAGGCAGTCGACCGCATCGGCCTGGTCATCGTGGACGAGTGCCACCGCTACGCCGCGAAGTCCTACCGAGAGGTCCTGGACCACTACGGCTGCATGGACGACCGGGCCACCCCCACCGTGGGCTTCACGGCGACGCTGACCCGCATGGACGGCGGGCTTCCCGACGTCTGGCAGTCGGTGGCGTACTCGAAGAAGATTCACTGGATGATCAAGAGCGGCTTTCTGGTGCCGCCGGTCGCCAAGTCGATCGAGGTTCCGGGCCTCAACCTGGCGTCCACCCGCGTGACCGCCGGTGACCTGAACGCGAAGGACGTTGCCGAGGCGCTGGAAGACAGCCACGCGTTCACGGCCATTGCCGAGGCGTGGTGCGCAGAGGCCAGCGAGCGTCCGACGATCGTCTTCATGCCGGACGTCCACACCGCGACCCGGACCGCGGAAGCCTTTGAAGCCGTCTGTGGCGCCTCGGCAGAGGTTGTCACGGGCGCGACCCCGTCGACCGAGCGGAAGGCCATCTACGGGCGCTTCTCGTCCGGCCAGACACGCATCCTGGTTAGCTGCATGGTGCTGACCGAGGGCTTTGACGCACCCCAGACCAGCTGCGTGATCATCGGCCGTCCGACGCTCAACCCCGGTCTCTACATTCAGATGGTGGGCCGCGGGCTTCGGCTGCACCCCGAGTCGGGCAAGAGCGACTGCCTGGTCCTGGACATCGCGGGCGCCTCGCTGAAGCACAGCCTGGCCGGTGTCAACGACTTGGAATCCGACTGCTCGGGCCGGTGTGACTGCAACTGCCTGTCGTGCGGCTGCTCGGACCGCTGCAAGTGCGGCATCCGGCAGTGCGGCTGCCGCTGTGTCGAGCAGCACGAGAAGCCGTCGAACATCTGCCGCTGCGCCGGTTCCGAGGACTGTGGCTGCGGCTGCCCCGGCGACCAGGACGGGACCGGGCTGGATGCGTGCGCCTGCTCGCTGAACCCGGACGGCTGCTACTGCCGTGGCGAGGGCCCCCAGATCGAGACGAAGGAAGTCGACGTCGCGGTCCTGAAGAAGCTGACCGAGGTCGACATCCTGGGCGAAGAGCTGAAGAGCTCTGGCTACACCTGGCTGACCACTCGGGCCGGGATCAAGTTCCTGCCGGTGGGCAACGAGGTGAACGTGTTCCTTCTGCCCGCCCCGGACGGCGGATTCTTCCACGGGCTTGCCTGCGGGTCGGGGCGCAGCGTGGACGTCAAGCGGCTGGACAGCGGCGCCACCGATGCGGTCACGGCCGTGGCCGCGCTGGAAGCCTTGGCAGCCGACACCGGCTACACCTACAACAACCGGAAGGCCAGCTGGCGCCGGGGTCCGGCCAGCGACGGCCAGCTGAAGATGCTGCGCGGACTGGGCGGTGCGGTGGCCGAGGGCATGAAGAAGGGTGAGGCGTCCGACGCCATCGCCGTGGCCCGTGCCAGCAAGGCGCTGGACGAGCGCTTCGGGAAGTACGTGACCGCCTGATCAGGGGCTGTGACTGGGCCGGATGCACTGTTGCATCCGGCCCTCACCTATGCCAGTATGGACCGACGAAGCAACATCGACCAGAATGGACAGGACCATGAATGCCACCATGAGGACCGAAGCCGAGAGCCCCGGCCTGGCCGCGGCCAACAAGTCCGTACTGGCCGACCAGGCAACCGCCATCGCCGCGCTGCGCCAGGTGCGCGAGGCGCTGGACGCCGCGGTCACCTCTTCGGAAGACGCTATCGACGCTCTTCGCGAGACCATCGTGCGCGTGCGCCCGACCGGCGTCCTGTCCGTCGACGCCATGGCGGCGGCGATCGGCCGTGACCGCAACTACATCGACAGCACGTGGTCCGCCTTCGGCGACACGACCACGGGCAAGCAGACCCGCGTCAGCTCTGGCCGGTCCCTGGACGAGAAGCTCGTGGCCGAGACGAAGGCCGCGCTGGCCTCGGCCAACAAGGCGCAGGCCGAGGCGGCCAAGGCGGTCAAGACCGCCCGCGCCGAGCGCGACCGTACCGTGGCCATGGTCTACGCGAGCAAGATCCTCGGCCCGTCGGCCATCGCGGCCGCCGTCAACGTCGACCGCAACCACGTGCTGCGCATCGCGCGCAAGGCGGGCGTCCAGCCGATGCACCGCGAGGCCAGCCGCAATCAGTACAGCGGTGGCAAGCCAGCGCGCCGCCGTCGCAAGCCCGCGGCCGAGTAGCACCAGCAGCAGCGACAACCGCGATCACCGAAGGACGGGAACATGGACATGACGGACAACGACTGGACCAGTGCCGAGTCACTGGCCACCGTGGCGGCCGAGGAACTGGCCATCACGCTGGAAGGTCTCGGCATCAATCATCTGGGCTGCTACGTCGCCAGCGACGGTGACGTGAGCGTGGCCTTCGCGGACATCCGTGACGCCGAGACCATGGTGTCGCTGGGCGTCCCCTCGGACCACACCGCGGGCACCCTCTACGACCGCGCCTCGGCTTCCTGCCTGACGCTGTCCGAGCTGGGCGCAGCGGGTGACCCGTCCGATGACGACGTGCGCGCAGCGCTGGACGCGGGCTGGTCCTGGACCATCCACCCGTACATGCTCGGGCGCCGGATGGACTGGCACGTCAGCGTGGACATGTCCGTGGCCGACGCGTACCAGGTGACCGGGAACCTGAACCAGATCCGGCGGGTGAACCAGTGAGGCCGCTGCGCGTTGTAGGGCTGGACCTGTCGCTGACGTCCACCGGCGTCAGCGACGGCCAGTCGGTGCACGTCTTCCAGACGTCCGCGGACGAGAGGCTGGAAGCCCGCCTTGACCGCCTCACGCGGCAGTGCGTGATGTTCGTCCTGTCGCCCACGCAGTGGACGGACGGGCAGCCCGAGGGCAAGCGCGCCGACCTGGTTTGCATCGAAGGCGCGGCCTACGGCTCGAAGGGCGACGCGGTCGACCAGCTGGCGGGGCTGCGCCTCATGGTCCGCACCCGCCTGTGGCGCATGGGCGTCCCGTTCGCCGTGATCGCGCCCACCAGCCTGAAGGCCTACACCACGGGCAACGGCCGGGCCAGCAAGGCAGAGATGGTGTCAGCCCTGGCCGAGCGTCACGGGCTGGACCTGAAGGCGCACAAGGTGGCGCACGGGAAGTACGACATGGCGGACGCCTACGCTCTGGCAGCCATGGGCTACGCCCGCATCGGGCAGCCGCTGCCCACCGCCGGACGTCCCCGGCTTGACTCGCTGCTGGCCGTCAAGTGGCCGGAAGGAATCGGATCATGAACGCTCGCACTCTGCTCGGCGTCACCGCGGCCGCATCGGCCGGGCTTCAGGTGCTGATCGTGTTCGGCGCATGGGGCAACTGGTGGGCCGTCGCGGCCCTGTCACTGGTCAACTTCTGCGTGGCCTGGCTGTGCATCACCGAGGACCTGGCCGAGGTGCGGCGCGACCGGCGCTGGCAACTGTGGCTGGAAGAGAACACCCCGTCGAAGAAGGGCTGACCATGACCGTCAAGTACATCGCCGCGCTGGGCTATACGGGCGCATGGTGCGTGATCGTCCTCGGCATCTTCCGCGGCCTGCCGATCGCGGTGTGGCTGGTCGTCCTGGCCCTGGCGTTCCTGGGCGCCATGGCTTCCTGGAACGCGCTGCCGCAGCCGTCGCGCGACGCGTCGCAGCGTTGCAGCCCGGACTGCAACGGCAAGTGCCAGAGCGCAACGGCGCAGCCCGAGCCGTCGCAGCAGGCGTAACACCGCAGGTCAGACGTGCAACAACACCCCGTCAGCATCCGTTGCTGGCGGGGTGTTGCGTTGCGGCCCCGAGTCGTGTAGCTTTAGATCTGTCAGCAGGAAGCAACGAAGCGAGAGGCAACGACCATGAGCTACAACCGACTGAGCGGCATCCAGGCCTACATCATCCGCACCGCCACCACGCACACCGTCAACGGCGGCCCGACCACGCTGCGGGTGCACCACGCCCGGAACGCCAAGTCGGCGACCTACGTACGGCTGTACCGCCTCGGCCTGATGGTCGCGCCGCACGAGTACGCGGACCTCACCGACCTGGGCGCGGACGCGAAGGCGCAGCTGGACAAGGACAACAACGACACCCGCGTCCTCACCGGCCAGGCCGGTGGCCCGGCCCACATCGTCCCGCAGCCCGCCGAGCCGAAGCCCTCGCAGCCCGAGCGCTACCGGGTGGTCGAGACCCGCGACGGCTTCGCGGTCGAGGACCGCACCGACGGCACCTACGTGGCCGAGCGCATCGGCAGCCGCTACGCCGCGGGTGAGGACGCCTTCCGCCGCAACATGGAAGCCGACCCGATCACCGAGGCGGACCTGGCCGAGCGCACCGACGTGGTCTACGCCAGCCGCGAGGCGTCCGCCGCGCTGATGAACCGCATCCGGAAGCTGGCCAGCGCGGACAGCGAGGTGGCCACGTGGGCGAAGGCGGGCCGGATCCAGCGGACCAACGCGGACGCCGGGTCGAAGGCGCGGTTCGTGGACTGCATTGCAGCGCTGTGGCCGAAGGGAACCACCGTCCGCGGCATCGACACCGCGGGCAACCTGCGCACCGGGACCGTCAACGGCCTGGACGTGTCCTACGTCACCAGCACCGACCACCCGAACTTCGGCCGGGCCTACGTGGGCGTCAACTGGGACGAGACCCCCGGTCAGTGGATGATGCCGCGCAACCGGCCCTTCGTGGACACGCTGACCCGCATCTGAGGAACGACGGGGCGGCCGCAACCGGCGGCCGCCCCTATCCCCCGCAGGACCCTACCCCGAAGGGAAGCACCATGGTCGCCAAGCTGACCGAGGTCACACCGTTCACCGTCACCACAGTCCGCGCCCGCTTCACCGGCGCCGGGATCATGAAGGCCGACTACGTCAGCCACCTGATCCAGCCGTTCTACGCCGAGCTGGTCTACGTCTACAACGGGGCCACGGACCAGGCTGGCTGGACCCACCACACCTGGCGTTGCCGTGGCGCCAAGCTGATCGGCTACCGGGTGCTGAAGCCCGGCCCCAACGGTGAGCTGCGCGTCAGCGACGTGACCACGCACCAGGCCAGCTGGAACAGCTACGCCAAGGATGTGGCCGAGCTGGAAGGCACGCCTCTGCTGGTGGTCGAGCTGATCGAGCAGTGCCGCCCGTCGGGCGAGGTCAAGGCGCTTGAAGTCAAGTCGCTGCGGATCGAGCGTGCGTCGTGAGCGTCGGCATGAACAAAGAGATTAACAAGATCCTGCGAGAGCTGAAGCGCCGGGGCTGTACCGTCCGGCCCACCGGTGGCGGCCACTGGCGGGTGAGCCGAGACGGCCACCAGTCCATCACCATGGCGAAGTCGCCGAGCGACCACCGGACCCTGATGAACGTCCGCCAGGACGTGAGGCGCTACCTCGGCATCGAGCTCTGAACGTCGCAGGTCACGGCCCCCGTTGCACCACTGCAACGGGGGCCGTCGCATGCCGCCCGCCGTGCGGATCAGAACGTTGCTGGGAAGGGGTTGCACTGCAACGCAGGACCGGCTAGAGTTACTTCTGTCAGCAGGAAGCAACGAACGAAGGGCAACACGATGATCGGCACCACGGACACCGACCGCAGCGGCCAGACCTTCACCCGCGTGGCTGTGAAGCTCGGCAGTGGCAAGGTCCACTACGCCCGCAAGTACGACGGCTGGGGTGTCAGCCCGCAGTGCGGTGGCAACCGGGCCAGCGAGCGGTACTACGTCACCACCGCCGATGTCGACTGCAAGCGCTGCCTGAAGCTGCTGGCGGCCGAAGAGGCGGCCGAGCTGGCGCACCAGGACCGCGTGGATGCCAGCATGCAGCCCGCGACCGGCGAGGGCGACTACCTGGCCCCGGCCAAGCCCGAGGCGCAGCAGCCCGACGCCGAGCCGGTCAAGGCCCGGCAGGTGAGCGTTGACATGCAGAGCGAGACCCAGGGCGTTGCCCTGGTCCACGGCGCGGACGGCTTCCAGGGCCTGATCGGCGCCGATGGCGACGGGGGCTTCTACGCCGAGGACCCCTACGCCGAGACCATGTGGCACCGCGACGGCTTCGGCTCGGTCACCGCGGCGGCCGACGGCCTGGCCCGCAGCGACGGCTTCGCCGGAACGGTCCGGATCACCGTGACCCGCGAGTACAGCACCGCCGTCTCGGTCACCAGCACCACCGAGGCACCGGCGGTCGACCCGTCCCGAGTCGCCGGTGACGCCGAGGAAGACGTCCTGGCGGCCGCCCTCAGCTCGGCGGGCATCGTGTTCACGCCCGAGCAGCTGTCCGCAGCTGCAACGGCGCTGACCGCGCAGCAGCCCGAGCCGCCCGCCGTGACCGAGGTCCGCATCGTGATGGACAGCGACTCGGTCGGCATCATCCACGCTGACGGGACAGAGGTGGCCGTGGCCCTGCTGCGGGGCCGCTGGACGACCCTCGGGTTCGGCGTCAGCAGCAGCAGCCTGAAGGGGGCCGCTGTAGGCGTTGCACGCCACCTCGGCGTCACCGGGCCGGTCACCACCACGGTTGCTCGGCCGCTGGACTGAGACGCTGCCACGGCCCCCGTTGCGACACTGCAACAGGGGCCGCAACGTGCAACGCCCTCTTGCAACACCGTGCTTGACAGCCTGCGACGCTGGTGCAACACTGGAAGTAGAAAGACGACGGGCCGCCCGGATGTCGACAGGCCGGGCCGCCCGTCCCCAACGCAGAGGGGCCCGCCGTGAAGCGCCCGTTGCACGCCGTCGCATGGACCGTCGCAGCCCTGAGCTGGGCGCTGATCGCCACCACCCCGGCCGATGCGACGTGGACCGCAACCGGTGTCGCGTGCAACGTCGCACTGGTCGTCGCACTGCTGCACCCCCGCAACACCCGACCGCGACGCACACGCAACCGGCGTCGCACCCACCGATGAACCGAGAGGCAACGATCATGCTGAAGCTCACGAAGGGCCAGACAGCCGTCCTCGCGCTGGCCGCCACCCCGATGGCCGCCGTCGGCATTGCTGGCGCCGTCGCCACCTACGTCAACATGAACCACGTGCTTCACCGCGGCGCCTCGGCCCTCGGCCTGGTGGCCGCCGGTGAGGGCGCAACGCTCATCTGCGCACTGGTCGCGCTGGCCGTCACGCTCATGGGGCAGCACACCCCCGCCACGGTCCGAGCGGGCATGTGGCTGGTGCCGCTGGCCGCCTCGGGCGTCGGCATCGCGCTGGCCCCGACCACGGCCGAGGCGGTCGTCATGGCGTTCACGCCGCTGGCGATGACCGCGGCCGGTGAGGGCGTCGCCTTCGTCGCGCGCCGGGTCGTCGCCTACCGGACGGGTACCGACATCGAGCAGCAGCGGCGCAGCGGCCTGCTGCTCTGGCACGCGAACCGCGCGGCCAACGGCAAGGGGCTCGGCCGCAAGCTCAGCAAGGCGGCCGTCTGGCGGCTGACGAAGGGCTTCGCCGCCACGGACGCTCAGCTCTCGGTCCAGCTCGGTGAGATCCAGCGCTATCGGATCAGCCAGGGCGCGGACGCCAACCTGGCCGCCGTGCTCGCCGGTACCGCCACGGGCCCTGAGCGGCCCGCTGTGGCCCCCGCACCGGCTGCCCGGTCCATCACCCCGGCTGCTGCGCCCGAGGCGTCTGAGGGGCCGTACAAGGCCGAGGACAACGGCGGATACCGCAGCATCTCGCGTGCGCCGATCGCCGACTACTTCCGCGGCGTCCAGCTTCACAGCCAGGACCGTGAGGATACGCTGGCCGCCGCCATGGCCGAGGCCGAGCTGGCCGTCACCAGCGACCCCACGGTGAAGCTGCTGACCACGGCCGAGGCGGCCGCGCTGAAGGGCTGCGCCCCCGGAACGATCCGCTCGCTGAAGCACCGCGGGCGGCTGCCCTACACCATGGTCGACGGGGTCCCGATGTACCACCCGAACGACGTGCTCGGCCTGGACTGAGGGCCCGTCAAGGCGTCGCGGTAACTGGCACACCCCGTCACCCTCTAGGGTGGTTTGTACCCCCCACGGCCGCGAGGCCCGTAGCACCCCGTCAGCAAACCCCCCGGTTGCTGGCGGGGTGTTGCGTTTCTGAGGCAGGACCGCTAGGCTGGCAGCGAAGCAACCGCGAGACAGAGACTACGTCTCAGATCTTCGAGAGAGGAAGCCCGATGCGCGACTACATCACCGCGGCCGTTCAGGACGCCGTCCACGCCGCGAACATCCCGGCCTGGGACATCCGGCACAACGCCATCGTGGCGAAGGCCACGCGGGCTCTGACGACCCTGGACGAAGCCGCTGCGCTGCGGGGGCCGGTCGTCCGGGCGAACCTCTGGGCGGGCTTCTTCAAGCTCTCGGCCAACGAGCCGCACCGGCTGCCGAAGCTGGTCGACAGCATCGTGATGCTGCGGCTGGACGACGTGGCCCGAGCGCTGCTGCGCTACAACCGCGACAACGACTGAAGGGGGCGCCGACATGGCTGCCATGGACCACGCGAAGCACGACGGCATCTGCATCTGGTGCCACGATCGCTGGCCGTGCTCGACCGCGCTGATCCGGCGTGAGCTGGCCGACCACATCCGCGCCAGCATGCCGCAGCCCAGCGGCGACAGCGCCTACAACAACACCTGGCTGGCCGCGCACGACTCGGCCGCCAACCTGATTGACGCGCCGTGAGCCTTCGGCAGCTTCGCTGACACCCCACCTGCCCCCGCCTTGCAACTTGAGGGCGGGGGCTGTAGTCTTGTATCAGCAACCAACCGAGAGGAACGCACCATGAGCGACGACAAGCCGGGCACGGACTGGGCGGCCAAGCAGGCGGCCGCGAGCAGCCAGGCGCAGCCCGCCACCGACCGGCCGCACCAGGTCGACTACAGCGCGGTCCAGCCGGTCCGCGAGAGCGACGTCACCTACGGCCGTCCGGCCGGTGCGGTGGACGAGTCGTGAGCAGCGAGCAGCAGAGCCAGGCCGCCCCCGAGGGGGCGGCCCCGGCCGATGAGCAGCTGGCCGCCGAGCACCTGGCCGTGGTGTCACAGCTGGCCACCGGGCTTGACCTGGTAACGGTGATCGCCGAGGCGACCGACGGCGTGAGTGTCTGGTACGCCAGTGAGTCGGTGCCCGCCCATCAGTACGACGGGCACGAGATGATCCGCGACATGGCCGAGCTGTCCGTTCGCATGAAGCTGGCGGACGAGCTTCACCGCGAAGGCAAGATCGGCCTGGACATCGCCGTCAAGACCGACCGGTGGACGATGAACCTGGGAAGCGAGGACCCGGTATGAGCTTCGAGCCGGTGGACTGGGACGCGCTGGAAGACGCGGCCGCATGGGACGAGTGGGCCGCCCGCCACGAAGCCCGCGTCCGTGAGAAGGCGGCGCAGCTGGAAGCGGCCCGTGAGGCCGCTGCGGCGGTCGACCGCAAGCGCACCACGAAGCGCGTGCGGGCCACGCTGGACGTCACCTTCCACGGCGACTACATCCCGATGGACGAGATCCCGTCACGGCTGGACGCGTGGATCGACGCGGGCCTGAACGACCGTGACGACTGCCGCAGCTGGTCTGTGACGGTGCTCTCGATGACCTGCGAGACTGGCGACCCGGACGGGTACGACAGCTGATGTACATCATCCTGGGCCGGGGTTGCACTTGCAGCCCCGGCCCTGTAGCGTTGCTCTTGCAAGCAACCGCGAGAGAGGAACACACCATGGCGATTACCCCGACCGGCACCGTCCTGAACTTCAACCAGCTTTTGTTCGGCGACCGCTTCCGCTTCGTCGGCGACCTGGACGGCACCAGCTACGGCCCGGTCGTCCGGACGCTCGACTACGTGGACGGCAGCTACACGGTCGAGCTGAAGGGCGGCGGTGACTTCTACCGAAGCGGCTGGGCGAAGGTTGTGCTGCTGCACCGGGCGCCGAACTGCGAGTGCGGCGCGCACGTCGACTTCTGCGAGAACGAATGCGAGTGGCCCGCCGAGCTGGAAGACCTGTGGCAGTCGCTCTACAAGCGCTGAGCAGGACGAAGCCCCCACCTTCCGCGAGAGGGTGGGGGCTTCGCCGTTTCCGCAGGTCAGTGGGCGGCCGGACCGTTGGCCGCAGGGCGGCCGGTGCGAGGCTGCAAGGGGCCCCTGCCGATCGTTCCGGCAGGGGCCCGGCCGGGTGTCCGGCCACCGCCTCACAGGCCCTTCAGGGCCTCTTGCAGCGTGCTGCGCGGGACACCGAGGGCAGCGGCCATCGCACGCTGTGAGCCGTCCGGGTTGGCTTCCAGCCAGCGCTTGGCGCGGACGTCCAGCGGCTCTTCCGACTGGCCCCGCCAGATGCTCACCGGCAGCCGCCGGACCGCATCGTCGTCCATCGTCCAGGTGCGGATCAGCGCCGGGCCGTAGCCCTTCCAGTAGCCGTGGCCCCGCCACTCGCGCCCCTCGGGGATCTTGTTGGGCTCGTAGTAGGCGTTGTCGTCCAGAGCCGTGCGGGCTTCCTGCTCGCTCGCCACGCGCAGCGCGAAGCGGTTCAGGAAGTTGCCCGCCATCTGGCTGTCGATGCCGGGGGCCGAGCCGGACATGGTCGGCTTCTGCGTGGCGATCCACAGCACGATCCCGCGCGAGCGGCCGAGGCTGCTCAGTTCGCGGTAGCGCTGCATCCGACCGGCGTCCTTCCCGATGGCGGACAGGACAACCTGGTTCTCGTCCACGAACACGGTGAGCTGCGGGCCGTCCCAGACGCTGATCCCGCGGGCGGCCAGGATGGCCTTCCGCGTGTTCATCTCGGCGTGCAGCGCATCGATCAGCTGCTCGATCTCTTCGGCTTCGACCGCGACGCGGCAGACCTTGCACCAGACGTTCGCCTCTTCACCCTTGCCATCGATCATGACCATGTCGCCGTTGATCAGCGCATGGCCCAGCATGGGCCGGGTCGACCAGGACTTGCCCGTGCCCGAGGCGCCGCAGACGAGAAGGCGCTCATCGAACTGGACATGGACCGGCTCACCGGTCTCGGTGTCCACGCCGATGCTCATCAGCTGCGCCGGGTTGTCCGGCATGACCGATACGTCCCACGGAAGCGGCTCGGTCGACACCTTCGCGTTGTCCAGGAACTTGACATCCAGCTCGTTGGACAGCCGCCCGTCCGTGACGACGAACCGGCCGTCGGCCCGCAACGCGGACGAGACCTTGTCCCATGCCGAGTGCGCGATGTTGCGCGACAGCGCAACGGGCAGGCCGACCGTTGCGACGTAGCCGGTCCTGGTGTAACGCACGTTGCAGCTGTACAGCTCGACCTGGAACACGTCCCAGACAGCGCAGCGCAACGCGCGCTCTTCGGGCGTTGCACCGTGCAACGCGGGTGCGGCGGCGGCCGTTGCAGCGCGCTGCATTTCCTGAAGGCGCAGCAGGCCGAGTGAGTCCGTGATGGCTGACTTCGACTTGACCGCGTCACCCTTCGCCAGCTCGGTGCGAACCTTCGCCTCGGTGAGGGCCACCTTCGCCTTCGACTCGGCGTGCTTCCGGTTCCAGATCAGCTTGAACCCGAGCGTGGCACTGGCGGCGGCCAGCCACGCCATGACCTCGGTCCAGCCGCCACCGGCCGCAGCGGCCGACCAGGACGCACCGCCGACGGCACCGGCGAGCATCACGGCCAACCCCTGGCTGCGCCAGTTGTTGTTCAGGCCGACCACGCCGAGCGTGGTGGCGGCGGCCGAGACCAGGCCACCGGTGATGGCGGGGCCGGTGGACCCCCACTGGTGCGCCGCGGTGTTGGCGCAGCCGGTCACCAGCGTGGGGACGAGCAGCGTCCAGTACGTCGTCTTGGCCACGTCGTGCTTCGCCCACCAGGGCAGCTTCTCGCGCTCGGGCGCGAGGATCGCCGACTGTACGTTCTGTGCCTGCTCGACAAGCTTGATCATCGCCTGGACGTCGATGCCCGGCGGGACGGCCGGGGCATGGCGGGGAACCTGGGTGAGATCGTGCGACTCGGTGAAGTCGGCCCACGCAGGATCGTTGCGCTTGCTGGGGAAGGGGTCGATAGCCACGGGACACCGCCTTTGGTGTGTTTCTTCGCGTGACTTTCAACACTAGCACATGATCACGGATGCTGTTGCACCACGGACGCCGATGGTGTATGACATGTCCGCGACGGTCGGTTGCACCACGGCTGTAGCGATAGGGTGGGTACTGCCCGCACGCGCTTCCCCCGCGCTCGCGGCGAAGCCCCCGGCATCCTGGCGGACCGGGGGCTTCGCTGTGCCATGCGTGCGTTATCCTGACTGTGTCCGCCCCGGTCCCGGTGGTGCCCTTCGGGTGGTTGCGCGGCGAAGCCCCGGCAGTCTCAACCGCTGCCGGGGCTTCGCTGTGTCCGGGCCCGATACCCTGGTCACGACGGAAGGGGGCCATCGTGGCCGACAGCGACAACGTGGCCGCCGAGCTGCTCGCCCAGCAGCGGCTGGACAGGGCCATGAAGCTGCGGGTGCGCGGCGCGCACTGGTCCGAGATCGCCGACAAGTGCGGCTTCACGGACAGCGAGGGGCGGCCGAGCCCGGCCGCAGCGCTGCGCGCCGTCGGCGACGCCATGGCCGCCGCCACGCTGCGCGCCGAAGAGACCGCGGACACGATGCGGGACACGGCGAACCTGCGGCTGGAACACCTTCTGTCCGAGACGCTCGACATGCTGGACGCGGATGCCCCGGCGATCTATGACGAGAACGGCAACGAGCTGACGCCGGACGACCGGGCCGTGAAGCTGCGCGCCGTCGATGAGGCGCGCCGCCTTGTCGAGAGCATCACGAAGCTGAACGGCGTCACGGCGCCGAAGGCCGACGATGACAGCCAGGGCAACGGCGGCATCCGGATCATCCTGGAAGAGCGGCCCCGTAGTGCGTGAGTTCGTCGCCCGCGGCGCAGCGGCCGACCTGATCCGCGACCACGGGCCCGAGGTGGCCATCGTGGGCAGCGCGGGCACGGGCAAGACCGCTGCCGCGCTGATGAAGCTGCATGCGGACAGCAGCTCGGTCCGCGGCATGCAGTCGCTGATCGTGCGCCAGACGCACGCCTCGCTGACCGCGTCGACCCTGGTCGCCTTCGAGCAGTTCGTAGCGGCGGAAGAGATCGCCAGCGGGAAGGTGAAGTGGTTCGGCGGCTCGGCGTCGAAGCCCGCGGGCTACCGCTACCCGAACGGCAGCATGATCATGGTCGGCGGCATGGACAACCCCGGCAAGGTGCTGTCCATGTCTCTGGACCGGGTGCTGATCGACGAGGCCAACCAGGTGTCGGTGGTTGCCTACGAGACGCTGCTCACCCGTCTGCGCGGCAGCGCGGCGACCTACAAGCAGATCGTTGCGGCGTGCAACCCGGACCACCCGGACCACTGGCTGAAGAAGCGCGCCGACGACGCGTCCAACAAGATGCGCATGTACACGTCCGTGCATGAGGACAACCCGTACCTGTGCAACCCGGACGGGACCTGGACCGACGCGGGAACCGACTACCTGGCGTTCCTGGACTCACTCACCGGCGTCCGTCGGCTGCGCTACCGGGACGGCCTCTGGGCCGCAGCCGAAGGCCTGGTCTTCGATGACTGGCGCGACAACGTCAACGCGATCGAGTGGTTCCCGATCCCGAAGGACTGGCCGCTGATCCTGAGCGTGGACTTCGGGTACAGCAACCCGTTCGTCTGCCAGTGGTGGCGGGTCGACCCCGACGGCCGGATGTACCTGACCCGTGAGATCCACCAGACACAGACCCTGGTCGAAGACCACGCCAAGCGGATCAAGGAAATTTTGGCCGAGAACCGCGACGCCGAGGGCATGCCGGTCGCGGTGGTCTGTGACCACGATGCCGAGGACCGGGCCACGCTGACGAAGCACCTCGGGCTGCCCACCGTGGCGGCCCGCAAGGCGGTCTCTCGCGGCGTGCAGCTCATGCAGTCGCGCATGCGTCCGGCGGGCGACGGGAAGCCCCGCCTGTACGTCTTCAGGGGATGCGTCCTGGGCAGGGACCTGGTCGGCGAGCAGCAGAAGCGGCCGCGCGGCTTCCTGGGCGAGGTGAACGGCTACGTCTGGGCCGTCGAGCGGGGGCCCGACGGCATCCCGAAGGAAGTCCCGCTGAAGCTGCATGACCACAGCATGGACGCGGGCCGGTACGCCGTCGCCTACCTGGACTGGAACGAGCCCCCGCGCAAGCACAACCCTGCCGCCGCGCGGCCCGAGGCGGCGCAGCGGCAGGGTTCGCGGTGGGCCCGGCCGGTCGGGCGCTAACCGCTAAGCTGGTCGGGCAACGCAACCGCCGAAGAGAGGCACCGCCATGGCAGAGCGCGTATTCGAAGTCCGGACGAAGCCCCATACGGCGCGCATCGGGGACCAGACCTTCCTCTTCCAGCCCGAGGCAGAGGGGGCCGAGTTCGTCGCGGCGTACACCGAGCTTCAGGACGTGCAGGCCGAGGTCTCGCGCAAGCTGAAGCCCGTCAAGGCTTCGTCCAGCAAGCACGCCAAGCAGGCCGAGACCGACCTGTCCATCGTCGCCGACCTGGACCGTGCTATGCGTGAGTTCCTCTCGGGGCTCATGCTCGAAGAGTCGCGCGAGGCGTTCGCCGCCACGCGCATCCCCCAGCGGGTGCTGGTCGAGATGATCGAGTGGACCGCCGAGCTGTACGGCGGTGGCTCGGGAAACCAGGACGCCGCCACTGGCACGTCTTCCGACTGACCACGCTGGCGGCGGACAGCTGGGACGCCTGGCTGGGCGACCTGGCATTGAGCGGGGCCGACCCCCGCGGGTGGGACCTGAACCGGGTGCTCGCGGCCTTCGAAGTCTCGATGCGCCGAAGCGCGAAGGACGACAGCGAGTGGCAGCGCCTTCAGGCGCAGCTGACCGCCGAGCCGCCGGACGTCCGCGAGAAGAGGCGCAAGGAAGCCCGCGAGGCGGCCCTGAGCGGCCGGGCTGCGCCGAGCCGGGGTGTCATGTCGGTGGAAGCGGCAGAGGCGCTCATGGCCCGTCTGGCGGCCGCGGACGCGGCATACGGGTGATGTACGACGAAGGGCCCCGCAGCGGGAAGCTGCGGGGCCCTTCTGCCGCCCGTTCAGTCCACCGACGGAACCGTGATCCAGCCGGGCCTTGCCAGCCCGCTGTAGCCCGCCGCGGACGCCACCTGGGCCAGCGCCTTGTCCCACTCTCGCGGGATCGACGCGGGCGGCATCGACACACGGTACTCGCCCAGTTCAACCTCGGCGTCCAGCCCATCAATGTCGATCAGCAGGAAGAACATGTCCTGGTCGTACTTCCCGGCGGACAGGTGGCCCACCTTCGTGCCGCGGGTGCTGAAGCCCAGGTCGCGGATCACGCCGCTGATCCGGTCGCCTTCGGCCGCGGCGTAGCCCTCGGTCCACTGGCCCTGCGGCACGTGGACGCCGTAGAAGTGGTAGGCGCTGTAGAAGTAGCCCATGTCGTCACCGCTTCCCGGCGGGACGCGGTGCGACCGGTGCCTTCGGCGCCGGGGCTGCGGGCTTGTTGACGTTGACCTTCGGCGCAGCGGGCTTCGGGGCGGGCCTGAACGGGACCGCCTTGCCCGGCGTCGACTTCGCCTTGTGCTGCGTGTCCATGTCGATCAGGTAGATCGGGACGATGCTGCCCGCGGTGCTGCCGCAGTGGTACTCGTCTTCGCCGTCCTCGCGTTCGACGTAGACGATCGGCTGCGCGCCGCACGGGTTGCGGTCATCGTCGGATGCGTCCGAGCACCCGGTGAGCAGCGTGGCCGTCACGGCTGCTGCGGTCAGTGCGAGCACTGCCGTCCGTTGCATGAGCTCTTCCTTCGTGGTCACGGTGGTGGTCGTCGCGCCGTTCATTGGTGTGGTTGCGTTGCCACCATTGTCCCGTAACGGGGAACGGAACGCAAGCCGCTGCGCCGGTAGCATGGTCGTGCTGCTGAGCGCTAGGCCGGGCACCCCGCAAACCACCGGGAAGGGGTGCACCCGTGGCCGATGAGGACCTCGGCTCTGGCTTCGTCACGATCAGGCTGGACGACGGACCGGCCGAGCGTGCCGCGGAAGACCTCGCCGACCGCCTCGCCCGAGCGCTGGACCGCGGGGCCCGTGTCGCTGCACAGCGCATGGAACGGGCGATCACCCGAGCCGTCCGCAAGATCTCACCCGTGGCCATTCAGGTCACGGCGGACACCAGCGACTTCCAGTTCGAGCTGTCGCTTCTCACGCGCAAGCTGCCCACCGTAGAGATCACTGTCGTCCCGAAGGTCAACGCCGCCGTCTGGCGCCGCATGATCCTGGCCGCGACGGCTGGCATCGAGATTCCGATCAGGGTCGTTCCGGACGTGCGCGGCTTCGACCGCCGGATCCGTGAGATCCGCAACCCGACCATCCGGGCCGACATCGAACCGCGGTTCAACGGTGCCCGGCTGGCGTCCGCACTGAAGACCGTCTCGGGCGCGCTGGCTGGGGTGGGCAAGGCAACCTCGGCCGCGCTCGGAATCGCCGCGCTCGGAATCGCCGCCGCCTCGGCCGCCCAGTCCGTTCTCTCGCTGGGCATCGCGCTGGCCCCGGCCGTCGGCATCTTCGCCGCGCTGCCCGCCGTGATCCTCGGCGGCGCGGCCGCCATCGGCGCGCTGAAGCTGGCGACGGCCGGGGTGGGCGACGCCTTCAAGGCGGGGCTGACGGGGGACACGAAGGCCTTCGAGAAGGCGATCAAGGACCTGGCCCCCTCGGCCCAGGCCGCGGCGAAGGAAGTCCGCGCGCTGAAGCCCCAGTTCGATGACCTGCGCAAGCGGGTCCAGGGTGTCTTCTTCGAGAAGTTCTCGGGGCAGATCAAGGAAACGGCGCAGGCTATCGGCGGCCCGCTGCGCGACGGCCTGGCCACGATCAGCAGCCAGTTCGGCCGGGCCACGTCCGCGGTGCTGACGTACGTGGCGTCGACCGAGGGCGTGAAGAACGTCACCAACATCCTTCAGGGAACGGGCGACGCGCTCGGCAGCCTGCCTCAGGCGCTTCAGGACGTTACGCAGGGCTTCCTGTCCATCGCCGGTGCGGTGTCGAAGGCCTTCGGGTCGCAGCTGTCGAGCGGCATTGCCACGGTCTCGTCCAAGCTCGGCGCGTTCCTGACCAACGCGGCCACCGGTGGAAACGCCGTGCGGTGGGTCGACACCGCGCTTACGGTGTTCGCCCAGCTGGGCGGCATCATCGGCAACGTGGGCGGCATCCTGAGCGCCGTGTTCTCGGCAGCGCAGAGCGTGGGCGGCGGGCTGCTCAACAACCTGGTGCAGATCACCGGCCAGGTCGAGACGCTGGTCAAGTCGGCCGAGGGGACGAAGGCGCTTCAGGAAGTCTTCCGCACCCTGGCCGTCGTGGCCGCGCAGCTCGGCCCGATCATCGGCGCCATCGCCACGCAGCTCGGCACCCTCGCGCCGCTGCTCGCGCCCGTCCTGAACACCCTGGGGCCAGCCATCGTGAAGGCGATCGGCGCCGTCGGCCCGGCCCTGGCCGAGCTGGCGCCCGGTGTCCAGGCGCTCGCCACCGGACTGAGCGACGCGATCACCAGCATTGCGGACAGCGGGGTACTGAAGGACCTGGCGAACGCGATCAGTCAGGTGGCGGTGGCCATCGCGCCGGTGCTGCCGATCGCCGCGCAGCTGATCGCCGAGCTGGGCACCGCGCTCACCCCCGTGATCATCGCGCTGGCCCCCGTCCTCGGAACCGTGGTCGGCGCCATCGGCCAGCTGGTTACCGCCGTCGCGCCGCTGCTCGCCGTGGCCGGTCAGCTGGTCGCCCAGATCGGCCCCATCCTGACGCCGATCTTCACCACCCTGAGTTCCGTGATCGCCCAGACGGCGCCGATCTTCCAGACCCTCGCCAACATCCTGGACGCCGTTCTGACGCCGATCCTTCAGGCGCTGCCGACTGTGATCCAGCCGCTGCTGGACAACTTCAACACGCTGATCTCTGCACTGCTGCCGCCCCTGAACGCGCTGCTCACGGCCCTTCAGCCGTCGCTCGCCCAGATCTCTACCGCGCTCGCTCAGGTCGCGCTCGCGCTCGCGCCCGTGCTTCAGCAGATCGGCGCGCTGGCGGCCCAGATCCTGACCGCGCTCATGCCTCTGCTCACCCCGCTGATCGGACTGATCGGCGAACTGGCGGCCATCTTTGCGGGACGGCTGGCCGCAATGCTGACCAGCGTGGTCGTGCCCGCGCTGAACACCGTGGCCGCGCTGCTGAAGGGCGACTTCTCGGGCGCCTTCAAGTCGCTGAAGGAAACGGTCTCGGGCGTCATCTCTACCGTGATCGACAACTTCACCGAGCTGCCGCTGAAGATCCTTCAGGCCGTCGGTGGCTTCGGCCTGCTGCTGGTCGACGCGGGTGAGGACCTGATCCGGGGCCTGATCAACGGCGTGAAGAACCTGGCGGGCAGCCTGGCGGGCGCGATCAAGGACGTGGCCAGCGGCGCTGTCAACGCGGCGAAGGACTTCCTGGGGATTCACTCGCCGTCGAAGGTGTTCACGGTCATCGGCGAGCAGGTCGGCCAGGGCTTCGTCAACGGCATCGACGCGATGAACTCGGCGGCCAGCCGGGCAGCCATCGGCATGGCTGCCGCAGCCGTCTCACCGCTGGCGAGTGTGACCGTACCGGCATCCGGCGTCGCGGCTGTGGGGGCCATCACGCAGCCGTTCGGGATGTCCGTGGCCCCGAGTGCCACCGGCAACCGTACGACCCGCCAGGGGGCCGCTCAGGCCGTTCCCACGGGCAACGGCGGCCCGGCCGTGGTCAACAACTTCACGATCAACGAAGTGGGTGACGGCGAGGTGACGGCGCAGCGGGTGATCAACCGCATGGTCACCGGGGCGGGGACGTTCCTGCTCTGACGGCGAAGCGGCCCCCGCCGTAGCGGGGGCCGCTTCACTGCTGGCTACCGGCCGTAGGACCAGGCCGCCCGGTCCAGCGGTGCGTAGTAGCCGTCGGTGTCGGCCAGGCCGTCCGAGACGTAGCGGCCGTAGGCGTCCTCGTCAGCCTGTGTCCAGCGGGACAGGCGCTCACCGGCCCGGCGGACGGACGCGGCAGCACGGGCGGGGTGGCGCGGGTCCCATGCGCCGATCTTGCGGTGGCCCCGGACCTCGCCGTTGCGGCGGACCGCGATCACGATCGGCTCGTTGCCCTGCGCTTCCATCTCGGCAGCCTCGGCCAGCTTCTCGGCACCGTCGGCGCGGACCTGGGCAACCGCCTCGCTGACCTCGTTGGCGTCCACGTGCTCGATCGTGGCGGCCAGCTCGGCGGCGGCGGCGTTGGCCTCTCGGTCGGTGTCGATGCCGTAGGACCAGACCATCGCCTCGGCCGCGAAGAAGACCATCAGCGGGCCCTCGGTCCCGTTCAGCTGGCCGGTGGCGATGGACTCGAAGCCCGCCCAGACGGTGTAGGCGCCATCGGCGTAGACGTCGGCCCGGATCACCTGGCCCTGAAGGGTGAGGTTCACCAGCACGTCGTCCTGCTCGGTGACGGGGAAGTAGACACCGGCTGCGGCGTGGGTCGTGTTCATCGTGGGTTCCTCTCTCGCGGTTGCTGATAGACCTAACGGTACCTGGCTTCGTGTTGCAGTGCAACCCCCGCCGGGGAACGGGCTTCCCGCGAAACGGTCCCGCGTTTCCCGGGAAACCGTTTCCGCAGGTCAGAGGGCCTTTAGAGCCCGGATTCCCGCGTTACCCGAGTTTCGGCCCAACACTTTGAGCTGAGCGGGGTATGAACACTTGACATGAACGGCCCCCCAGTAGGCGCAGTTATGTGACCCTGTGTAACGGCGTCGTATGTACCAATCATTGTATTAACCCCTTACGGGTCCTAGTCTTCCGACCAAAGTCGGGATACGCGGGCGATTGACCCCCAATACCTGGCCTGACCTGCGGAAACGTCCTTCCCGCGTTTCCCGGGAAACGCGGGCCCGTAACGCGGGAAGATCCACTTCCTGTCCGGTTTGCCTGGTACGACCGGTCACGGCTGCGCCGTGCGGTGGCGGGAACCGTCGCCGGTAAGCTGGACCAGGCAACCGACCGACCGAAGGGGACGCTGTGGATCACCTCGCAACCGTCATCGTGCTGGGCTTCGCCGCCTATCGCGCCACGCAGCTGTTCGTATGGGACAGCATCGGCGACCCCGTCCGGAACTGGATCGAGCTGTGGCACGCCAGGCGTCACGAGAGCAAGGTGCGCAGCTTCGTCCGCCAGCTGATCAGCTGCATCTACTGCATCGGCTTCTGGCTGTCCGTGGTCACCGTGCTGGTCTACGTCACCGCGACCGGCCAGTGGGCCAACCTGCCGCTGTGGTCCGTGGCCGTCGACTGCTGGGCCGTCGCCGGTGTCCAGGCGCTGCTGAACCGCTGGGACGATTCCCGCCCCGGTCACCGGGCTGATGCCGCATGAGCGCTATCGCAACGATCACCGCGGCCGCCTCGCGGCTGCTGGGCGGTAAGGGCAAGGGGTCGGCCAACAGCGCCAGCAACGGCAGCGCCACGCTGGCATGGGATTGCTTCGAGACGATCCCCGAGGTCGGCGCCTTCAGCGACTGGGTGTCCAACGCCATGTCCGGTGCGACGCTGTTCGCCGGGTACCGCGGGCCGGACGGTGAGATCCTGCCCGCTGCCGAGGGCAGCCGCGCCGCCGAGCTGGTCGCGTCCATCGCGGGCGGCCCCGAGGGCCAGGGCGTCATGCTCGGCGACGCGGGCACGCAGCTGTGCGTCACCGGCGACCTGTGGCTGATCGTCATCCCCGCCCCCGAGTCGGACAACATGGCGGACGACCGCTGGGTGGTCCTGTCCACCGAGGAAGTCACCGTTCAGCGCGGGAAGCTGAAGGCCGTGATCGACGGGGAAGAGATCGAGATCCCCGAGTACGACCCGAAGGCCGAGCAGGACCCCACGGCCCCGGTTTACATGCGGATCTGGAAGCCGTCCCCGCGCCGCCACAGCCAGGCCACCAGCCCCGTCATCCGGTCTCTGGTGGTGCTGGAAGAGCTGCGCCTGCTCAATGCCGCGGTGGCCGCCATCGCCAAGAGCCGGATCACCGGCCGGGGCATCCTGCTGATCCCCGCCGGTACCCGGTTCCCGACACAGCCGGGCCAGGACGGTGCGGAAGACTCGCTGCTGGACACGTTCATCGAAGTGGCGTCCACCGCCATCCGTGAGCCGGACAGCGCTGCCGCCACCGTGCCGATCGTGCTGGAAGTTCCCGGCGACCTGATCAGCGGCGTGAAGTGGCTTCAGTTCACCAGCGAATTCGACGCCATGGCCCTTCAGCTGCGCGATGAGGCCGTGCGCCGCTTCGCCGCTGGCGCCGACATCCCGGCCGAAATCCTGCTGGGCATGGGCGACGCGAACCACTGGGGCGCGTGGGCCATCACGGCCGAGGCGCTGCGGCTGGGTGCAGAGCCCCGCCTCGCGCTCATCTGCCAGTCGCTCACCACGCAGTGGCTTCAGCCGATCCTGGCGTCCGAGGGCGAGGCGAACGCCGCCGAGTTCCTGGTCTGGTACGACACGTCCGGGCTGCGGGCCAGCAGCAACAAGGGGGCCAGCGCGCTGGAAGCATTCAAGCTGGGCCTGATCAGCGACCAGGCCGCGCGGCGTGAGCTCGGCTTCACCGAGGCGGACGCACCGGGCGCCGTCGGCAGCACCCCGGACGAGCAGCAAACCGCCACCACCCAGCCCGAAGGGGGCACCCTGCCCGTGGACAGCACTCAGTCAGCCCCGAACACCGGGACGCCCAACGAGACCGCCCTGGCCGCCTCTGAGGCCGTTCTCGACAGCTTCACCGCGGGCACCGATGCAGCGCTCGCCGAAGCGGTCGACGGCCTGGTGTGGTCCGCGCTGGTGGTCGCTGGCCGCAAGCTGACGCTCACCCCGGTCGTCCCCCGGCCGAACCGCGGTACGGCCCGTGAGCTGGCCGCCCGCGGCAGCCTTCACACGTCCCACCCGCTGCGCAGCGAGGACGACGTGAACGCCTTCGGCCTGCTGAACGACGCGTGGGTGCGCGTGCCCGTCATCGCAGCTCGCTACGGCGTCGACTCGATCGAGCTGACCTCGGCACTGCACGACTACGTCACCGCGCTGCTGGTGACCGGCCAGCCGCACGAGTTCGACAACGTCCCCCGGCTGCTCGCGCAGCTGCGCGTCAAGGCGGTGGCGGCATGACCGAAGCCGAGCTGGACGCGCTGCTCGAAGGCTTCGAGGCAGAGCTTGTCCCGATCGTCCAGGACCAGCTTGACCAGGTGTCGGCCGAGTTCGCCGACAACGTGGACTCGGCCACCGAGCTGGTCGCAGCCGTCTACAGCGTGTCCGACATCCGTGAGCTGTGGAACCGCCGGATCCCGCGGATCATGACGTCGCTGCGCAGCATCTTCCGGCGCAGCGCGCGGCTGACGGCCGAGGACGTCCAGGCGCCCGAGCCGTCCTCGGCCGAGCTGGCCGACGCTCTGGCAGCCTACGGCGACGCCGTCAGCCCGCTGCTGCGCACGGTCGGCGACAACCTGGCGCAGGCAGCCCAGCAGACGCTGGCCGACGGCGTCAACGCGGGTGAGTCGCTGGACCAGCTGAAGGCCCGTCTGCTGGCTGCGTTCAGCGACACCAGCAGCCAGCTCGGCCCGGTCCGTGCGGATCGCATTGCGCAGACGGAAGCCGTCCGCGCCTTCAACGCCGGGGCGCTCGCCTCGGCCGAGGTGATCCAGGGGCCGGACCGGCCGCTGGTCAAGCAGTGGCTGACGCGCAACGACGCGAAGGTCCGCGAGGCGCACCGCGAGGTGAACGGACAGATCCGTCTTCTCGCCGACCCGTTCGACGTTGGTGGCTTCGAGATGCAGTACCCCGGCGACCCGACGGCCCCCGCGGATCTGACGGTAAACTGCCGGTGCGTGATGGTGGCAACCGCGCCGCCGCGCCCCGACGGAAGGACCGCCAGCATGGCCGCTTCGGCCGAGCACACCGGCGCCATGGTCGCGCTCATGCCGAGTGCCGAGGACGCTGCGCGTCTCGCGGCCTACGCCAGCGAAGCCGAGGACCAGCTGCACGTGACGCTGTTCTACCTGGGCGAGGCGGCCGAGTGGGACGAAGCCGCGCGGGCCGAGGTGATCCGCGCCATGGGTACGGCGGCCGAGTGGCTTCAGCCGGTCAACGCGAAGGCCTTCGGCGTCGCGCTGTGGAACCCGGACAGCGATAACCCGTGCTGGGTGTGGAACATCGGGGACGACGTGGACCACATCGCCGACACCGGCCAGCGGCTGCGGGACGTCCACCTGGAAGTCCAGTATTCGCTGGAAGACCGCGGTGGCGAGTCACCGGACATGCCGCAGATGCCCGACCAGCACACCCCGTGGGCGCCGCACATGGCGATCGGGTACGGCGACGTGGGCGATGTGGGCGACTTCGCGTCGGCCTGCGGCCCGGTCGTCTTCGACCGCCTTCGCGTCGGCTTCGGCGGGCAGTACACGGACTTCCCGCTGACCGTCAACCCTGAGGTGGAACCCATGGACATCGAAGAAGCTGCCGACTACGTCGCGCCGGAAGGGCCCGCGCTCGCCATGTGGTCGACGCCGGGCACCGACGCGCTGGCCTACGAGAACCAGCAGACGGGCGACGGGCGGGTGTTCACCCCCGGCGCTCTCTACTGGGATGGCCCCGGCCCGTGGCCGCTTATGGCGAACGACAACTTCGACAGCCACGACGATGCAGCGCTGGCCGGTGCGATCATGAACCTGGCCCGCGACGGCGACCGGATCGCCGCCGACGGCTGCCTGTACCTGTCGCGCGAAGAGGGCTTTGACGCCGCCATGCTGCTCTCGCAGGGCGCGCCGCTCGGCGTCAGCGTCGACCTGGACGACGTGGATGTTGAGATGGTCGACGCCACCGCCGGTGGCGAGGCCGTCTACCGTGCCCGTCTGCTGCGCGCGTCCATGCTGCCCACCCCGGACGGCGGGTACTTCCTGCGGGGTGAGCTGGCGCCGACCATGAAGGCGTCCGGAACCGCGACCGTGACCGAGTCGGCCCGCGTGCTGTTCACCGTCGGCCCGGACGGGACCGTACCGCGCGAGGCCTTCGAGATTGAGGCGGCCGCGGGTGACCCGGACGCAACGGACGGCGTGGTGGTCGACGGACAGAAGTGCGGTGACTACCTCATGCGGATCACCCGCGGCCGCATCCGGGGCGCCACGCTGGTCAACATCCCCGCCTTCGCCGGTGCCCGCATCACCCTGGACGACCCGGCTCTCTACGCCGCTGCCGAGCCCGAGCTGGCCGAGCTGAGCGCGTCGATCACGCTGGAAGCCGCGCAGCCCGGATCGGCCGAGCGCACCGCCGCCACGTGGGCCGAGCGCAAGAGCACCGGCGTCCAGAGCGACACCGACTACGCGCGGGTGCTGCGCCACGTGCGCCGCTCGAAGTCGCCGGTGGGCCCTGGCCGCGTGGCTCAGTACCTGAAGATTCCGATCAGTGCGGCACAGCGCCTGCTCGCGCTGGCCGCTTCGAGGGGTGAGGTTGTGAAGCTGACGCGCGGGCTGTACACCGACGCGACCACGTCCGCGAAGGCGGACCACGTGATGGACGACGACCGGCTGGCCGCGAGCGGCGAATTGGTGGCGTCCGTCACCGGCGCCGTGGACCTTCCCGTGGCGGGCCGCGAGGTCCAGTGGGACGGGGACGCGGCCACCGCCCGCGTCTTCGAGTGGGCCGACGGCGACACCGAGAAGATCGGCCGGGCCTACGCCTACCGGGACGACAGCGCGGACCCGGCGACGAAGGCTGCCTACAAGCTGGGCTACGCGGACGTGGTGGACGGCACGCTGACGATCATCCCCCGCGGGGTGTTCGCGGCCGAGGGCGCGCTGAACGGCAGCCACGGCCAGACGCCGGACATCCCCCAGGACGAGATTGCTGCCGTCAAGGACCGGCTGGCCGCCGTGCGGGCGCACGTGGACGAAGTCACCGGAAGCGAGAACATGGACGAGATGCAGTCGAGCGCGTGGGCGGCGATGGCCGACCTTCCGCCTATGCCCGCGGCGTGGTTCCGTGAGCCCACCGCCGAAGAGCTGCCGCCCGGTGGCCCCGGCGTCAACTACGCCAACGGCCGGATCTTCGGCTGGGTGGCGCAGGCCAACCAGCCTCACGCCGGGTACGCGAAGCGGATCGTGATCAACGAGCTGGGCAAGATCGACACGACCCACTTCCTGCGCCAGCGGTTCGCGCTGGACGACGGCTCGGTGGTCAAGGCCGGTGCCTTCACCATGAACGCGGGCCACCACCGCGACGGCGCCGAGTGCGAAACCGCGGCGTGCCAGTTCGACGACACCCGGACCGTGGCGGGCATCATCACCGTGGGCATGTCCGAGCGCGGCATGTGGTTCAGCGGTGCGGCCGCCCCGTGGATGAGCGAGTGGGACCGCAACGTGTTCGCCACGTGCCAGCCGAGCTACCACCTGAAGCAGGGCCAGAGCGGCCGGTGGGAACTTCGCGCGGTGCTGTCTGTGCCGGTGCCCGGTCACTCGTCCCCGCTGCTCGCCTCGGCCGTGGTCGAGCGCAGCCAGCTGGCGCTGACGGCGGCCGCTCTCATGGTCGAGACCAGCGCGGCCGTCAAGGCCGAAGAGGCCCGGCAGCAGGAAGAGGCCCGCATCGCGGTCGAGCCCGTCATCGACTACGACAAGCTGGCCGACAGCCTGGTGGCGGCCATGTCGCGGGCCGAGGACCGCAAGGCTGCCGAGGCAGCTGAGCTGGCCGAGCTGCTCGCCGAAGCCCGTACCATGGTCACGGACACCACCGACGACGGGAAGTGACGAAGTGGCGTGCGCGTGCAGCAAGAACCGGACCGCTTCGGCAGGTAGCACCACCGTATCCGGTACCTACCGCGTGATGGTCGGCAGCCGCAAGGTCTACGAGTCGACCAGCGAACCGGCCGCTCAGGCCGTTGCGGCCCGCTTCGCCGACGCAACGATCCTGCCACCGGGCCAGAGCGCCTAGACCACCCGATCGACTCGGCGTCCGCCAGCGGCGCAGCAACCGGCTATCATGGCCGGTGTGCGCCGCTGGCGGTAGGCCGGGTCAGCCCCCGATGAAAGGACAGGCCGACCCATGGCCGAGATCTACGAACTGCCCGAGGACATCACGCGTCTCTCGGACGAGGACCTGGACGCGAACCTCGCGGCCGCCGTGCGGTCCTTCAAGGCCGTCTCTTCCACCACCGTGGCGACCACCAGCACCCTTCCGAACCTGCGTTCGCTGAAGGCGTCCATCGCCGCACTGAAGGCCGAGCAGGCCGAGCGCACCGCCGCGGCCGAGGCCGCCGCCGCCGAGATCGACGCGCTCACCGCCGAGGTGTTCGGCGAGCCTGAGGCCGAGGTGACCGAGCCCGAGGTGACCGAGCCCGAGGTGATCGAGCCGACCGCCGTGGTGACCGCTGCCGCGCGCCGCTCGCTCAACCTGGCCGCCGTCCGCGCCAAGCAGAGCGGCACGCCGTCGGGGCTGTCCCGCTACCTGCCCGCCGAGAGCCCGACCGGCATCGAGATCACCGCCTCGGTCGACGTCCCCGGCTACCGTCCGGGCGAGGACATCGAGCTGGACCAGATCGTAGACGGCGCCATGAAGCGCGCCCAGGGTCTGAAGACGTCCGGCGGCGGCACGGGCATGGTGGCGTCCTACCGCCTGCCGTTCCCGGACTCGCTGGTCGTCAAGGACTCGTCCTCGGCCCCCGAGGGCAGCAAGGCGGTCATGCTGGCCGCCAAGCAGTCGCGTCTGCCCGCGGGCGACCTGGTGGCGTCCGGTGGCTGGTGCGCCCCGTCCGAGACGATCTACGACATCGCGGACATCGCGTGCCCGGACATGCTGTGGGACGCGCCCGAGGTCCAGCTGAACCGCGGTGGCCTGCGGTTCTTCCGCACCCCGACCCTGGACGTCGCGTCGCTGACGTGGACCTGGACCGAGGCGCAGGACATCGCGGCCGCCACGCAGCCCGCGGGCCCGGACAAGCCGTGCTTCGTCATCCCCTGCCCGGCCCCGATCGACGTCCGTGCCGAGGCGATCGGTGTCTGCCTCTCGGTGGGCATCCTGACCCAGCGCTTCTTCCCCGAGATGGTGGACTGGTACGTCCGCAACGCCATGGTGGCGCATGAGATCCGGGTCAAGACCGAGATGTACAACCAGGCCCGGCTGTCCGCCGCGACCACGGCTGTCACCATCCCGGCCGCGACCAGCTTCGCCGCCTTCAGCCAGCTCTACTACGCCGTGGCCCTTCAGGCCGCGGACATGATCGAGCGGTTCAACCTCTGCGACGGGACCGAGCTCGAAGTCGTGTTCCCGTTCTGGATGCGGAACATGATGCTGGCAGACCTGGCCCGCCAGCAGGGCAAGGACACCCTGGATGTGTCCGAGGCGGACCTTCGCGCCGCGTTCGCGCAGCTCGGCGTGTCGATCCAGTTCGCCCGCGGCCTGGCCCCGGACGTCCCGACCAACATCGGCAACGCCACCCCGGCGACCGTGTGGCCCGCGGATGTCGAGTTCCTGATCTACCCGGCGGGCAACTTCCAGATCGGCCGTGGTCCCGAGGTCAACCTGGGTGTCATCATCGACTCGGTGACCGTCACGACCAACGACGAGAAGATCTTCTCGGAAGAGGCCGTCGTCCTGATCGACCGCATGGGCCTGGCCCGTCGCGTCACCGTGACCGTCTGCGCCTCGGGCGAGGTCGGCGCGCGCAACGCCGTCGACACCTGCCCGTGATCCTGATCGGGTGAGGACGGGCCCCGGCTGCTACGGCGGCCGGGGCCCGTCTGCATTTGCGGCGGATACCATAAGAGCGACGTCAATCAGAAGGGGCCACCATGCCTGACGCCGGAATGCGGGCACTCGTCCCGCCGATCACTGGCGAGCCTTCGCCTCACGGCCTGCTCGGCGGCTGCGTGCCGGTGGTGGTCGCCACCGACGGGCACCAGCTGAACGGCACTGATCTGCTGCCCGCCAGCTGTGAGGCCGCCCACCCGTGGCAGAACTGCCCGACCGCCACGGCAGGTGAGTTCCCCTGGACCAACCCGGCGTCGAAGATCTTCGACCGGCCGGACGCGTGCACCTTCGAGCCGTTCACGGCGTATGCCGGTTTCGAGTGCAGCACCATCGGCATGAGCTTCCAGGAAGCCGGACAGGCAGCCATGGACCAGCTGGCCAGGGGCGAGCAGGCGGCCCTTGAGAACTGGTTCATGACCCGCTGGCTTGCCAACGCCACGCACACGGTCGACCTCACCCCCGGCGCCGGTGCCGTCCACATCGTCAACGGCATCGGCATCCTGGAATCGTGGCTCGGCACCAACTACGGCGGCCAGGGCATCCTTCACGCGCCGATCGGGACCGCGTCGCTGCTCGGCATGCACCACCAGATCACCGGCACCGGTGACGAAGAGTGCTACCGGACCTGGGCCGGGAACGCCGTCATCATCGGTGCGGGCTACGCCGCCAACGTCGGCCCCGTCGCGCTGCCCGGCCCGCCGGTCGCAGCCCCGACGGGCGAGGCCTGGCTGTACATCACGCCGCCGCTGCGCATCCGCCGCGATGACCGCAGCCTGGTCATGAACCGCGAGTGGCAGGGCGTGAACACCACCGTCAACGACCGCCGGTCGCTGGCCGAGACCACCTTCGTTACCGAGGTCGCGTGCTGCAAGGCAGCCGCGGTCCGCGTCGACCTGTCCGCCTGCTGCTGATCCGAGGGGGAAGCGCAGTGAACGACCCGATTTCCATTGAACCGGACGGCCCGAAGCGTCCGGCCTTCGCGCTGTGGGGGCTGTCGCAGGACCCGCCCCTTCAGACGTCCAGCGCAACGTCCTGGGACGTGCCGCTGGACCTGTACCCGAGCGTCCCGCCCGAGCTGCTGGAAGGGGCCTACGTGGACGGCTACGCCTACGGCGGCCCCGACGTACCGCAGCCCGAGCCGAAGGCCCCTGAGACCCCCGCCACGGGCCGGGAAGAGGCCGACCCGCTGGCTGTCCTGCGGGACCTGGCCGGTGAGCAGCCCGCCACCACGGTCAAGTCCACGCTGCCGACCCGCCGTCCCCGCAAGCGTGCGGAATCGTCCGCGAAGCTGGCTGGGAAGTGAGCACGCCGAGCTTCGACCCGCAGCCGTGCTGCGGCGGCGCGCCCGGTGTGGTCCAGCAGGTAGAGATCACGGACCAGCCCATTGACGTCAACGTGCTCAACACGGTTGCCATCGCCGAGCCGGTGGACGTCAACGTACTGGGCACGGTCCCGGTCTCGGGCAGCGTCGGGATCACCGGCCAGCCGATCTCTACCAACGCCACCATCGTCGGCACGGTCCCGGTCAGCATCACCGGCCAGCCGATCGGCGTGTCCGGCACCGTCGCGGTGTCCAGCGTCGCGGGCACGGTGACCGTCGGCGGAACCGTCGCGGTGTCCAGCGTCGCGGGTACCGTGACCACGGCCCCGGCCGGGTCCACCACAGCCAGCACGACGTTAACGACCGCCACCGCGGTCAGCAACGGCACCACCGTGGACTTCGCCAACGCGAAGAAGAACGTCACCCTCTTTGCCCTGGTGAACGGCACCGTAACGTCCGGCGTGGTCGACCTTCAGGCCAGCCAGGACGGGGCCAACTGGGTGCGGCTGGCGTCCACCGGCAACCTGGCCACGGGCGTGAACCAGTATCTGACGCTTGACGGGGGCGCCTTCCGGTACTTCCGCGGGACAGTGTCCGAGGTTGTTGTCGGTGGCGGCTCGGTCACCGCAACTCTGATGTACGCCTAGGGGGTGTGAGGCATGGTAGTAGCAATCAACGGGCTGACCGGGACCTACCCGGTCACGAACCCGGTGTTCAAGGGCGGGTACGTCTTCAGTCAGCCGCAGATTCCGGGGGTGGTCGCGGCGAACAACTTCCTGGCCCTGGTCAACCCCGTGGGCAGCGGCCGCACGATCCTGGTCGCCGGTGTATTCATCAGCTCGATCATCGTCGCCGACGTGGCGGCGACCGTCGACCCGATGCGCGGGTGGCTGGCCACCGCCATCTCGGGCGGGACGCTGGAAGCATCGGCGTCCATCGGCAAGGTGCGGTCCAACATGCCGACACCGACGGCCCAGATCCGTACCGGCAACCCGGCGGCGACGCTCGGCGCAGCGTGGTTCAACTCGCCCCCGCTGCTCGGTGCGTCCAAGGGTTCGTCACCGTTCATCCACCAGGTGCCCGCCACCATCGCGTCCGGCTCGATCACGCTGTTGCCCGGTGAAGGCACCGTGCTGCGCACCGAGACCGGCGACACCGACCAGCGCTGGAACCTCTCGATCGCATGGAATGAGGCCTGATGTTCCCCGGCAGCCCCGGCTCAGACCAGATCATCGGCAACTCGCTCACGGCCAACGGGACGCTGGCCACCGTTCCGGCGGGCAACACGCTGACCGCCAACATCCTGCTGACCGCGGCCGTGGCCGTGGCCGGTACGTCGACCCCGACCGTCACGGTCCAGGGCACCAACGCGGCCCCGGCCGCGGGGACCGTCATCGCGCGGCTGACCGTCACCGGTTTGCTGGCTGCGGCTGCCGCCGATTCCTGCGAATTCGAGGTGGTGGTCAAGGCACCCGCCGAGAACGCCGTCACGCTCGTGTTCGCCACTGGCGCCGCCGGGTCCAGCTCGGCGACGATCAGCGGGTGGACCTACACGTAGGCTGCCACGGCCGCCAGCGGCATGCCGGGCCAGGTATCCTGACCGGTGAAGCCGCTGGCGGTAGGCCGGGCATGTCGGGCGCTCGGCGCCCCCGCCCGAAGAGGTGGTTCCCATTACCTGCGACCTGATTGCCAACCTTGACGTGGTCCGCGTCACGAAGCTGGACGCGTGTGGCAAGCCGATCCCCGGCCCGAACGCCTTCGTCAGCGAGTGCGTCGCGTCCATCGCGATGAACCCGAACATCGACACGCCGGACGACGTGCTCTACCGCGCGGCGAACGGCAACCTCTGCGGTGTCAAGCGCGGCTGCCCGACGCTGCTTGGCTACGACACCGAGTTCAACTTCTTCCAGGTCAGCCCCGAGCTGGTCGACGTCCTCACCAGTTCGCCGCTGGTGCTCGACAACACCGGTGACCCGGCGGGCTGGGACGACTGCTCGATCAAGTGCGACGGTGGCTTCGCGCTGGAATTCTGGGCCGAGCTGGTGGGCCAGGCCTGCTCGGCTACCGGGCTGCCGAAGTTCCTCTACGTGCTCATGCCGTGGATCAGCAACGGCTACATCTCGGACCTGTCGATCGGTTCCGAGGCGGTCACCTTCCAGCTTCTCGGCTCGACCCGTGCGGGCGGCCAGTGGGGTGTCGGCCCGTACAACGTCGTGCTGAACGGCGTTGCGCCGGGCACCCCCGGCCCGCTGCTGACCCCGCTGGGCAGCACCTGCCACCGCCGTATCCAGACGACCACGGTGGCGCCGCCGACCCCGGACCCCAACTGCGACTACACCACGGTTCCGACCCCGGCCCCGTAAGCGCCGGGGCAACGGGCCGCGTTGCGCCTCTGCAACGCGGCCCGTTGCGGCACTGCAACACCTGCAACCACCGCAACGAAGGGACGGGCTGTGCCTCTCGCCTCGGGTCTGTGCAGCCTTGACGGCTGGACGATCGACCGCACGTGCATGAAGATCCCGGACGGGACCACGGAAGAGCAGATCACCACGCAGCAGTGGGCCGCCGCCGAGCTGCTCTTCGGCCTGTCCGGCAACCGCTTCGGGCCGAGCTGCCCGGTCACCGTGCGCCCCTGCCGCAAGTCCTGCGCCGAGAGCTTCGGCCTCTTCGGCCGGTTCCTCTACCAGGGCCAGGCCTACCAGGGGACGGGCCAGTTCATCCCCTTCATGGACCGCGGCCTGATGTTCAACGCCTCGCTGTGCGGTTGCGCCGCCCAGTGCCACTGCGGGCCCGAGCTGTGCGAGGTCTACCTTCCGGGGCCGATCTACGACATTGTCTCGGTGGACATCGACGGGGACGTTGTCGACCCGGCTACCTACGGGATCCTGGACGGCCGGTACCTGGTGCGCAGCGACCTGGCGCCCGAGGACACCCCCGGCGGGACGTGCTGGCCGAGCTGCCAGGACATGAGCCGACCGCCGGGCTCGGCCAACACCTTCACGGTCGTGTACCGCACCGGGCTGCCGCTGTCCAAGCTCGGCATCCAGGCGCTGTCCAAGCTGACCGAGCACTACCTTCAGGGCTGCAAGGGCTGCGGCTGCGGGGTCGGGTCGCGGCAGAACCTCTCGCGGCTGTCGCGCCAGGGTGTCGAGCTTGAGTTCGTCGACCCCCAGCAGGCGCTGACCGACGGCCGGACCGGCATCCCGCTGGTGGATCAGTGGCTGCACATGGTGAACCCGTCGAAGCTGCCCCGACAGATGAGGGTCGTCTCGCCGGACAGCCCCCGTCCGCCGCGGGTCTGGTACGGGCCGGTGGTCTCGCCGTGACGCTCTCGATCCTGGCCGTCCATGAGGCGGCCGAGGCGCTGCTGAACTGCGCGTGCGACTCACTGGCGGGCCTTCCTACCGAGGTGCCGGGGCTGGCTGGCTGCCCATGCCGCGTCTGCGTGGTGCCCGGCGCCCCGGCGGCCGACGGCTGCGACGGCGGCTGCGACATACAGCCCGGTGAGTACCCTGGTCAGCTGACTGTGAACGTGGTCCGTCTGTTCACCTCGGACGCGGTCAGCTTCCCGCGAGAGATCAGCACGGTCCGCGACTCGAAGAACTGTGCTCTTCCCGCGGTGACGGTAGTCGAGCTGGCGGTCACGCTGTGGCGGTGCTCGCCTATGCCGACCGACGAGGGCTGCCCGCCGAGCTGCGAAGAGCTGGGCATGACCGCCATGCAGCTGCATGCCGACATGCTCGCGGTCCAGCGGGCGGTGCTGTGCTGCTACGCCGGAACGATCGAGGGGCGCAAGGGGCGCCGCTACGTCCTGGCAGCCACCAACACGCTGGGGCCTGCTGGGGCCTGCGTGGGCTTTCAGACACGCGTCCTGGTTGCCCTGGACGACGTGGTTGGCCCCATGCCCGTAACGCCGTAGAAGGGGTGTTCTGTGGCCCGCAGGGGTAACGCAACGGTGGTCATCCGACCGGGCGCCATCGGGCGGCTGGCCGAGGGGCCGGACGGACAGGCGCTGCTGCGCCGCCGGGCTGCCATCGTGGCGACCTACGCCCGGATCTTCTCGGCCCACAACGGCTCGATCCCGCTGGGCATCTACGAAGGCCCGGTGATCGGCAAAGAGATCAAGGTGATCAGCAGCAACCCGCACACGGTGCTGGTGCACAACGGCAGCCGGGCCCACCTGATCCGTCCGAGGCGGGCCAAGTACCTGCGCTTCCAGATCGGCGGGCGGGTGATCTATACGAAGCTGGTCCGCCACCCCGGCTACGCGGGCAACCCGTTCCTGCATGACGCCCTGGTGCTGAGCGCTGGCTAAGGGCGGTCCGGGCCCGCGGCGCAGACGCGGTAGGATGGCAGAGCCTTCCTGGCGACGACCGGCGGCCCCGGTGCAACAACCACACCCCTGACGGTGGTGGTGAGCACCGGGGCCGCTGTGTGCCCGCCTACCGGCCGAGCAGCGCTGCGCCGGTACGATGGGACCAACCACCGCCGAAAGGACGCCCTGGGCATGCTGAAGGACTACGCCGCGGCGAACGGGATTGAGGTCTGGAACCTCATTCGAACTCAGGCCTACCTCACGAGTGTTGGCAGCCCGTTCGACTCGGGCCCCGAGCTGTGCAGCTGCGACACGCTGACGCCCGCCAACCTGGAAGCACCGGGCACCCTGTACACCACGCCGGATGATCCGCTGCATCCGGCACCCTGGTTCGACGTCGACCTTCCCGTCTCGGCCGAGTTCCTCGGCTTCATGCCGCTCACGGTGACCGGGACGACCGACAACCCGCGCGCCAGGACCGTGACGAACGCGGTGGGCGGCGGCGGTGTGTTCGGCCCGGTCCGGGTGCAGCCGAGGACCATGACCGTGCAGGGCGTCCTGCTGGGCACCAGCTGCTGCGGCGTGGACTACGGCATGCAGTACCTGAGCGAGGTCCTGTCAGGCTGCTCGGGCGGCTGCGACGGCGACTGCTTCGAGATGTTCGACTGCTGCCCGACCGAGCTGCTCACCAACGTGCAGCTGGACGCCGCGCACAAGCGGACCTTCCGCCGTACGGCGCTGGTGTCCGGCCCGACCGAGGTGGCCCGCCAGAGCACCGGCAGCTGCGCGCGCGGGAACTGCGCGGGCGGGGACCTGGTCACGGTTGAGTTCGTCCTGGTGGCCGCCACCCCGTGGGCGTGGACCGACCCCACCCCGCTGCTGGACGTCGGCTGGCCGCAGGCTGGCGAGGGCGACTGCCTGGTCTGGTGCTTCCCCGAGGCGACGGCGGACGACTGCATTCTGTGGGACCTGTCCGGCGTGGGCGGCTGCACCTGGGACACCTCGGGCGGCGACCTCTGCATCGACGTGCTCACGGCTGACCCGTGCCCCGGCGAGACCTGCCTTCACGCCGAGTGCGTACCGGCCGCCGACGCGTGCGCGGACCCGCTCAACCCGGTGGTCGCGCCGCCGCAGCCCTCTTCACCCTCGGCCCCGTTCTGCACCCCGCTGGCGCCCGAGTCGGCCTGCTACAGCATCGATCTGACCAACCGGCCGACGTGGTCGACGGACGTCCCGATCATGACGATCACCGCGGGGGCCAACGCGCTGCGCAACGTCCGGGTCACCTTCTACGAGAAGCCGACGGGCACCAGCCTCACGTGCGACCAGATCGCAGAGGCTGACCGCTGCGCCCCGGTCAATGACTTCTACATCACGTTCGTTCCGGCGGGCAGCGTTATCACGATCGACGGGCAGACGGGGCGGGCCACGCTCGACTGTGGTGGTGAGTGCCGCAACGCGTCGACCGTATTCGGTTCGGCCGACGGCGGCCCGCTGGTGATCAAGACGCTGGACTGTGCCGAATACTGTGTCTGCCTGGAAGCCGACCCGCTGTTCCCGCCGGGCACCGACTCTTCCTTCGAACTGTCCATCTCGGGACGGGGCTACTGATGGCACTCGGCTGCGCAACCCACGCGTACACGATCACCGACCGGGACGGCGGGGACGTCAACAGCTCGGGCATCCTGACCGCGGTCAGCTGGAACCGCGTGCTGAATGAGGTCAGCACCGCGGCCGCCATCATCGGCGTCTCGGGCCTTGAGTGCTGCGCCGAGCTGGGCGGGATCCGCAGCTGGCGCCACCAGCTGAACATCTACCGCGTGACCGAGACCGGGGCGTCCGGGCTGGTGTGGACCGGCCCGATCATCAACGTGGACTGGAACCAGGACCAGGTGTCGATCAGCGCGGTCGACGTGCTCGGCTGGCTGGAACGCCGCGTGCCGCACCAGGACTTCGCCTTCGACCTCACCGACCTCACCGAGATTGCGGCCGCCCTCATTGACGACGGCTTCCAGCCTGACGACCCCGGACACACCACCACCGTGATCGGGCCGTGCAACGTCCTGGGCGGCCGGACCTACGCGGCCAACGTCGGCCAGACGCTCGATCACGTCCGCGACCTGGCAGACACCGGGATCGACTTCACGGCCGTGGGCGCCAGCGTCATCGTCCTGCCCGACGATTTCTGCGACGTGGTCGGGCGGCTGTCCGACGATGACCTTCCGTCGGGCCTGTCCGTGGCCGAGGACGGCGCGAGCCTCGCTACGCGGGTCATCGTGGCGGGCACCGAGGACGGCGACCCGGTCGGCACGGCGGGCGGCACGAACGCCTACTACGGGCTGCTGGAACGCTACATCGAGCAGCGGAACATCCCGGACCAGGCCGCTGCCGATGCAGCCGCAGCGGGGGCGCTGGCGCCTCTGCTGGCCGTCCCCGTGTTCATCGACACGCAGGACATCACGCTGTCCCCGCTGGCCGACGTGGACGTGTCCAACCTGGTGCCCGGATGGTGCCTGGACGTGACGAGCGACAGCACCTGCCGCACGATCACGCAGCGGCTGAAGATCACCGGGCTTCAGGTGTCCGAGGACGGCGGGACCGAGGGCAGCCCCGGTCAGGAAAAGGTGACCATTCAGGTGGCCGCGCACGGCAACGAACTGGAAGTGAGCTGATGGGACGACGGACCAGCGCGGCGCGCAGCCTGCCGGGCAACGCGCTCGGCGGGGTGATGCGTGCGACGCAACGCCAGGCTCGGGCTGCAACGCGGCGCGTCACGCGGCCGGTCGAAGAGGCCGAAGCCGTTGCACCCGCTGCGGCGCAGCCGGGCCCGTTCGTTGCGGTGGTCGAGACCAACGCCAGCGGGCTGGCCCACTTCGTCTTCCCCGCAACGCTGGATGCGACGCCCGTCGTTGCAGCCGTTGCGGTGTCCGATCTGCCCGCGATGGTCGCCGTTGCATGGGCGACGTATGCCGCCGTCGCGTTGCGGGTCTGGGATTTCGACGGCAACGCCGTGCCGACCGGGACGCCCGTCCACGTGGTGGTCCACCCCCGTTAGACTGGGCTCGGCCCTCTGCGGGCCGGGCACCCCGAGAGACAGAAGGTGGTCACCTTGGCCCGCGTGTGTGTGGACCCGAACTACTTCGACATCACCGGCGCCGGTGAGCTGACGCTGAAGCCCGAGAACATCGGCCTTCGCCAGATCGTCGCCTTCACCACGGCCGGTGCAGCCAGCTTCACGAAGGCGTCCTTCCCCGGCCTGGTCCGCGTCCGCGTCCGGGTGATCGGCGGCGGTGGCGGCGGTGGCGGTACCCCGGCCGGTCCGTCGGGTACCGGCTCGGCTGTCTCGTCCGGCGGTGGCGGCGGCGGCTACAGCGAATCGGTCCTCGCGGCGTCCTCGCTCGGCGCCGTCACGGCGATCACCGTCGGCGCGGGCGGCGCCGGTGGCGTCGGTGCGAATGCCGGTACGGCCGGAACCGCGTCCAACTTCGGCGGCATCGTGATCGCCAACGGCGGCGCGGGCGGCAGCGTCGGTGTCACCAACGCGGCCACCGGTGCGGCCACCAGCTTCGGCGTTCTCGGCGGTACCGCGGGCACGGGCAACATCACCGTTCCCGGCGGCGCGTCGATGAACGGCGTTGCGGTGTCGAACTCGGTGGCGGCCGGTGGCCCCGGCGGCGACGCGGGCGGCGGCTACGGCGCCGGTGGCTCGTCCCTCAGCACGGCAGGCAAGGCGTACGGCGGCGGCGGATCCGGCAACCAGACGGTCAACGGCGGCGCGGCCACCAACGGCGGCGCGGGTGCGACCGGTGCCGTCTTCCTTGAGCTCTACTTCTGATCGGGGGTTGACACATGGCACGCTGCGGTTGCGGTTCCACGAGCGGGGGCGTCCTGGTCAGCGGGACGAACACCGTTGTCACGGGGTCCGGCACGCCCGCCAGCCCCTACCAGGTCGCTGCGCACACCAGCTGCGCGGAAGCCCGCCTGTGCGTCTCGGCTGGCAACGGCATCACGTACACCTCGGGCACCGGCGTCATCGCGGCGAAGCTGTCGACCACCGCGGGCAACGGCGTCACCTTCGGTGTCGACGGTGGGCTGTACATCTCGCCCAACAACAACACCGTCACGACGGGCCCCGGCATCCTGGGCAACGGCTCGGTGGGCAACACGGTGCGGGCCAACGTCTCGGCGTGGCCGTTCCCGTCCACCGCGGACCTGGGCGGCTCGGGCGTCTACGTCGACAGCACGGGCCTGCTTCGCGCCTCGCCCGACTGGCCGACCTACTACTTCGAGTCGACCGTGACGCGCAACTTCACGGCCCCGGCCCTGGCCGTCCCTACGGCGGCACTGGCCAACATCGATTCGCCGTTCACGTTCTCGGTCACCAACCCGAACAGCTTCCGGTCCGTGATGGTGGTCTCTGACCGTGAGTTCGATGCCAAGCTGACCATGCCTGCTGGCGGCGCCGCTTCAATCGGGGTCGACGGGCTTGAGGTCTACCGCATGATGAACACCGGTGCGGCCACCACGATGACGGGCATCCACTCGTACGTCAGCCGCACCGTCCAGGAATCGGCGAGCCTCGCCCCCGGCGCGTCCATCCTGCTGTCCATGCAGCCGATGGCCGGTGCGGGTGCCGCGTCCTCGCTGATCAGCCAGTTCGTGATGGCGTTCCGCGTCCGCATGTTCACCCTGTAGGAAGGCTGCCATGGACATCACCCCCGGAACGATCTACTACCGCACCACCGGCGGCGCGCTGGTAGAGCACTCGGGCACCCCGGCGCCCGAGCTGCCCGAGGGCTGCGAACTGATCGACCCGAAGGACTACTTCGACTACGTCAAGGCCGAGGAAGAGCGCGAGCACGCAGCCCGGACGGCAGAGGCCGAGCAGGCAGCCCAGCAGGCTGCTCTTGTCAACGAGGCACTGGCCTTCTACCTGGCGGCGCAGCGGGCCGGGGCAGCCCCCGCGGCCCAGTAGACTTTACGGACCGGAAGGGGTAACACCGTGACAGACATTGACGTGCCCGCGGCCGAGGACGGCCCGGCCGAGTTCGGCGACCTGGCGCCCGAGGCGCACCCGAAGGGGACGGCCGGGAAGCGCTCGGCCGCCTCGGCCGTGCGGAAGGCGCTTCAGCAGCCCGCGGTGCCGACGAAGCCTCACGTCCGCCTTCTCGATCTGGTCGAGCGGGACGCGGACGCCGAGATGATCGTCTGGTCGGCTCTCGATCAGTGCGGTTTCCAGCAGCCTGGCGACACCTTCCGTGACAGCCTGGCAGGGCTTCAGAAGTACCTCGGCAACCGGCCCACCGGCCGCCCGGACCAGCACTCTCTGACCTGGCTGTCGCTGCGCACTCAGGCCTTCACCACCAACGACTAGGACCACCCTTGCGCACCACCACCCTTCCGGCAGTTCTCGGTGCGGCCCTGGCCGCCTCGGTCGCCGCAGCGCTGCTCATACCGGGCCCGGCCGCCACCGGCGCAGAGTCGACGCTGCCGCCGATCGACACGTCGAAGCATCTGCGGGTCATGCCGCTGGGCGACAGCATCACGGCCGGTGTCGGCAGCTCGACCGGCGACGGATACCGATGGGACGTCGCCCGCTACATGGTCGAAGTCCAGCAGATCTATACCGCCACATGGGTCGGCTCACAGTCGAGCGGCCAGCAGTCCAACCCCCACCACGAAGGCCACTCGGGCTGGCGCATCGACCAGCTGTCCGAGCAGATCGACGGGTGGATGGCCGCGTATCAGCCTGACGTTGTCCTGCTGGACGCGGGGACGAACGACGCGCGCCAGGGTGCCAATGCCGACGTCATGGCCAGCCGGATGGCCGACCTGATCGGCCGGATCACCTCGGCGTCGCCGACGGTGCGGGTAGTGGTCGGCGACCTGATCCCGAACTGGTACGGCACCTACAGCGACGTGGCGTCCGTGGCGCAGCAGCGCTTCAACGAGCGGCTGCCCCAGATCGTCTCGGCGGCCGGGCCCCGCGTGTCGCTGGCCCGCATGAGCGCTGCCGTCCCGTCCGGGCTGCTGCCGGACGGCGTCCACCCCGGCGACACCGGCTACCGGTACATGGCGTGGGTGTGGTGGCGCTGCATGGGCCCGCTGCTCTCGGCCGACGGCGTGGTCCGCTCGGGCGCCAACCCGCTGCCGGTGCCCGTGCCGGACAGCACGCTCTGCCCCAACTGAGAGGAAGTGACAACCGCGATGCCAGCCATCTGGCTTCCGGGCGCCGAGCAGCGCCCGACCAACAACGGCGGGACCATGGACGGCGTAGGCGGCGCACGCGCTACCCACCACATCACGTGGGACAAGAACGGCACCGCCGCTGCGCCACTGGACCTCATCCCGTTCGACAGCCTCGCCGGATACTTCAGCGGCGCCGGTGCGGGCAGCGCACCGCATCTGCTGGCCGATCCGTTCACCGGCCGCGTGGCGCAGTTCATCCCGGCGGACCGGTCCGCTCGGGCCCTGATCAATGCCAGCGGCGGCGTCGAGACGAACCGGCACGGCACGGTGAACATCCAGATCGAGTGGCTGTTCTTCCCGTACTGCCGCGTCGGCGGGAAGGTCTACCCCACGCTGAAGGACACGCCGGCCGCAGGCCTGGACCGGATCATGTCCTGGCTGCGCAGCTGGGGTGTGCCCGACGTCTGGCCCATGGGCCAGCCCACCTGGAACGGCAACCGCAACAGCGGGACCTGGCAGTCGGTGCCCGGACACTACGGGCACAGCCAGATCCCCGAGAACGACCACACCGACCCCGGCCCGATCTTCGAACTGTTCGCGGCCGATGCACCGAAGGGGCTCATCATGGATGAGGAAGTCCGCGCCTGGTTCGGCCAGCTGAACGCCATGCTGTGGGGCAACAAGAATGACCTGGCCGCACTGCTCGCTGCGATCAGCGCGCTGTCCGGCCTGGTGGCCGCGCAGCACGGCCTGTCCGCCGATGAGGTGGCCGCGAAGGTGAAGGCTGCCGTCACCGAGGCACTGGCGGCCAACGCCGTCTCGGTGGACGTCAACGTGCACGGCAACGCCAGCTGAGGCGAAGCCGTACGGCGGGCGCGGGGGCTGCGCGGTAACCGTCCCGAGAGGATCACATCATGAAGTACCTGAAGTCGCTCGCTGAGCTGGCGGGGCTGACCTACGCGGCCAGCTTCCTGGGCCTGCTCACGGCGTCCGGGTTCGACATCACGAACCTGACCGCCGTCAAGGCCGCTGGTGTCGCCGCGTTCCCGTCCGTCCTGGTGGTGCTGTACGGCGCCGTCGTCAAGGCGCTCGGCAACCGCAACAGCGCACTCGCGGTGGACACCCGCGACCAGGGCGAGTAGCCGTGGCGGTCGTTGCAGCCGTGGGGGGCTGTCATGGCTGACGACGAAGTGAACGTTGCAGCCGCCCTAGCTACCCTTCGAGGGGAAATGGCTGCCGGATTCGAGCGCCTAGACGGGAAGCTGAACTTGATCAGTCAGGCTCAGGCCAACGCCGTCAAGGACATCGACACCGTGAACAACCGCGTCACGGCCCTGGAAGGGCGTGTAGGCGCACTGGAAGAGCGGCGCTGGCCACTGGCCCCGGTGGCTGCCGCTTCGGGCGTTGTGAGTGCCCTCGCGGCCGTCGCAACGTACCTGATCACGAAGTAGCGCAACCCGAAGGGCCCCCACCGAGTTCGGATCGGTGGGGGCCCTTCGCTGTCCACGGTTGTCCGCGGTTGTCCAGGGTCAGCTGTAGAGCCGCCCGCACACCGAGCAGCACATGAGGTAGCGACCGGCCAGCCAGCTCGGCGTCAGCGAGTGATAGCGCGGCTCGGTGCCACAGTCGGTGTCGTTGAACGGGTGCTTCAGGACGGCGGGTGCCGTGAAGCCGAGGGCCTGCGCCGCACGCCAGATCAGGCGCTGCGAGGAACCGGGGACCCAGTGGTCCAGCTCGGCCTGGATCACCTTGCCCATGAGCGAGGAAGCCTGCGACAGGTCCAGCTCGGCCCCGGTCAGCACCAGCGCGGTGCCGCCCTTGCCGATGGCTTCGAGCTTCCGGCACGCCTGCTCGTCCGCGTGCGTGTAGCCGCCCTCTTCCAGGATCCGGTCGGCCATCACCTCGGCCGCGTGGGCGACGAAGTCGCGGTCGGTGTACTGGATGTGCTGCATGATCAGTTCCCTTCGTTGGTGTAGAGCGTGAACGTGACCCGGCGCGGGGGCGCCTTCGGGGGGCTCGGGCTGCTTGACCGGCTCGGGCTGCGGCACGGCCTTGCTGCCAGGTGAGCAGTCGCCGCTGTGGTGGCGGTTCAGGTGGCAGTGCACCAACTTGGCCGGACGGAAGGCCCATGCGGGCCGCATCACGGGCTTGTGGCAGGCGTCGCAGCCGAAGCCGTGGTAAGCGGCGTTGCACCAGCGAGGCGACCCGCAGCCGCCCCCGCAGTAGTCGTCGGCGCAGCCGTCGCACCGGTCGCAGTAGCGCATGCTCATGCCGTCACGTCCTCGGGGGTGATGTAGCCCAGGGCAATGCTCAGGGCCACAGCGTGGGCGATCGTCTCGGCGCCGAGCGCTAGCTTCACGCGGCGCAGCGTGTGCTGTACGCCGAACAGCGACAGGTCCCGGTGGTCGGCGATCTGCTGCGCCGTAAGGCCGCGCGCGGTGTCCAGCATCACGAGACGCTCGCGCTCGGTCATGGTCCTCGCTCGCGTCTTCACAGTGCTGGCCGTCCCATCTTCCGTGTCGATGCCAGGGCTTCCAGGTACGCCGCGGTGGCCAGGTCGCTGTGCTTGTCGCGGCGGTACTGAGACCACAGCGCGTAGGTGTCACGGCCCGCCAACTCTTCCTCGCGGACGTAGCCGAACACCGTGGCGAAGAATGCTGCATCCCCGCCGTTCAGCCGCAGCCTGCGGCACGTCGCCTCGGCCAGCTGCTCGGTGCTCGCCACCGGGGCCGGACGGCGAGGCCCGTACTTCATGACGTGGCTCATGCCGCCGCCTGGCCCCGGCTGCGCCGCAGGCTGCACGCGCCGCAGTAGATCTGAAGGTTGGGCTGCACGCGGCCCCACGTGTCCCAGTCGGCACCGCAGGCCGTGCACGCGTCCCAGTGGCCGTACAGGCCTTCCAGGGTGCGCAGCTGCATGTACAGCTTCCGGCGGCCGAGGTCATCAAGGATGTGGCTCGGGGTGAGGCAGTGCGGCACGTCACAGTCGGCCTTGACGTAGCCCACCGGCGGCCGCCCGTGGAAGGTCTCGAAGGCCACGTGCGAAGCCCGCAGGTACCGCCCCTCAAAGCGGATCTGAGGCGCACCGCCGGTATCCCGGCAGCCGTCCCAGTAGGTGTGCCCGTCGTCCTCTGTGCGGGCGTCCTCAAGGAAGATCTGTGCCACGGTCCGCGCCACGGTGAACGCGGGCAGGCCTTCGATCTTCCGGACACGGGTCACGGTCTTGCGGGCGACGCCGATACGCTTGGCCACGGCCGGGTCGCTCAGGCCCTGGCGGATCGCGTCGGCGATTTCGTCGTGCCGTGGGTTGCGGTAGGTCCCGTTGATATTGTTCATGGTTTCATCCTAGCGGCAGATGCGGCCCCCGTCCAGATCGGGCGGGGGCCGCCGCGGATCAGAGAAGGTCGCCGAGCGGCACGATCGTCACGGCGATGGCGCCGGGCTTCCGGCTGCGGGCACGAGACTCACGGCGCCGTGCGTTGCGCCGCTCTTCCTCGGTCATGCCGCCCCATACGCCGTGCTGCTCGCCAGTGGCGATGGCCCGGTCCAGGCACTCGGGCTGGACCGGGCAGACGGCGCAGGTCGCCTTGGCGGCCGCAACGCCGACTTCGTCCGTCGGGTGGGGGAACATCGGCGGCGCGTCCAGCTGGCCACAGGCAGCGAAGGCCACCCATTCGAACGCTTCGAAGGTGGTGCGGGGATTGTCGGCTTCGGTCACGGTGGTGGCCTTTCGCTTAACCGTGCCAGCGGGCACGAGTCGGGTTGGCGAAGGGGCCCGGCCCCGGTTGAACGCCGGGCCCCGCAGGTCCTTACGCGCCGAGCAGCGCGGCCTTCGCGGCCTTGCCCTCGGCCTTGCGCGGGTTGTACTGGGCGGCGATCTTCGCCACCTGGCGGGCGGTGTAGCGGTGGGTCTTCCCGCGGACGCCGTCGGCGACAGCGCAGACGCGGGTCTTCACGGTGCCCAGGTCGCCAGCCTCGCGCAGCGGCTTGGCCGCCTTCTGAAGCGCGGCGGTCACTGTCTTGCGTGCCGCGGTGTCGGCAGTGGCGCGGGCCACGTGGGCCGAGATGAGGCGCTTGCGCTCGATGCCCTTCGCCAGGTCACGGCGCTCGTTGATCAGGCGGCGGGCCTTGCGTGCGCTGGCGTTCATGGGGTCCTCTTCTCTGCTGCTGCTGCGTCCTGCTGACAGGAACAACACTACATCTAGTCGCCAGGGAATGCAACAGCCCCGCCGGAAGGAATCCAGCGGGGCTGTTACCGCAGGTCGGGCTAGGTGTCGCGTGCGCAGCGAAGCACGTCGGTCCACTCGTCCTCGGTCAGTGCGATCCACTCGCCACCGGCGACGGTGGAAGCCAGGGCCGAGACGTTGGCGTTGACGGCGCCGAGCGCGTAGGCAAGCAGCAGCCGGGCCGACTTGTTGATCGGGTGAACCCTCAGTTCCCAGCTGTGCCGCACCGGCGTGTACTCGGCGACGAAGGCAGCCACGTTGGTGCCGCTGCTCAGGCCACCGCTCGTGAGGCTGGCCAGCGCCTTCAGGTTCGGGTGGACCAGGTTCACCGGCAGCCGCCCACCGGCCGCCTTGTAGTCGACCAGGGCAGCCACGCGGCTCTCGCGGTCAATCACGGCGAAGTCGATGTCCAGGCACGGCACCCGCTGGCCGAACGGGATGGACACCTTCGGCTCGTAGTTCCGCCGCCGCACGCTCATGGGCTCACCGGGCCAGCGCTCGAAGCCGTCGGCCAGCGGAAGGTCCCCGCCGTAGATCCGCAGCCATTCCGTGTTCCATGTCACGCAGTACGGCGACAGGTCCGGCAGCTCACGCCCGCGCATGCGGTAGAGCAGCGCGGCGAAGTCGGCCTCTGCCATCTTCACCCATGCGGACCCTGCAAGGCTCATCAGGCGCTGCGCCGCGTCGTTGTGGGGGAAGACTTCCATCGACCAGTCCCGCACGTCGTAGCGGGCCGTGAGGAACGGCAGCTGGTCCATGCCGCTGGCGTCCCGCAGCGCGCCGAAGGCGCTGTACGCCGAGTTCACGTCCGGGCCGCTGGGAAGGTCGAGCCCGAGCGGCAGGTACGAGACGATGCCGACGGCGCGGCCGCGGTCGTACTCGATCATCGGCATCTTCATCCCGGCGGCCGGTGCGTGGAAGCCCCACTTCGCGTGCCGCGTGCCGAGCAGCGTGTCACGCCAGCCCGTGTCGATACGCCGCGCCATCACGCACCGCCGGGGGTGGCCCGCAGGGCCGCCAGGCAGAGGCCGCGCCACATGGCCTGAGCGGTCGAACACAGGACGGGCTGGCAGTCGGTGCAGTCGTCGATGTGCTTGTCGAACTGCTTACGGCGCTCGGACACGCCGCGGTGCGGCGCGATGGCGCGGACGTCAAGGCGACGCCCTTCGGTAATGGCCATGGGAACCTCTCTGCTACTGCTGCTGCTAGGACGGAAGACCGAGACCGACCGGGGCCGCGACTGTTCCCCGTTCGCCGATACTCTGGCCGCTACGTTGACGGTCTCGGTCTTCCAGTGGGACCGGCGGGATTCGAACCCGCACCTGTGTCGTCACACCGCTCGGCCGTTAAGCTGCGGTCCCGCGGAAGTCCTGTGGCGGGTCCGGACACCCGCATCCACCCGCGTGACCGGGCCGCTCTACCTCTTGGCGTACACAGGACTTCCAGAGCCCCCGGCAGGATTCGAACCTGCGGCTGACCGCTTACGACGCGGTTGCTCTGGCCAGACTGAGCTACGGGGGCGGAACATCGGCCCGGTGATCCGCCGAGTGGGGGTCGACAGGATCACCGGGCCGGGGCTGGCCTACTTGACCGCGAAGGGGTCTTCGGCCGCGGGGGTGGACGCCGGGGCGGCAGCGGCGACGATGCGTCCCGCCAGGTAGTCGCGGGCCGCCTGCTTGTCCTCGTCGCTCGGGTCGACCAGGATGTAGGGGGCGTTCTGGCCCTTCTTCGCCTCACCCTTGCCGATGCGGCCGAGCAGCTTGCGGCCCTCGCGGATGACCTGGCCGGTGGCCTGGTTGCGCTGCGGGACGCGCCGCTTCAGCTGGCCGATCAGCGACCCCTGGAAGATCATCACGTCGTTGAACTCGGGGGCGCCGTCCTGCGACAGGACCACGATGTCGGTGAGGACCGCGTCCTTCTGACCGAAGTCGGTCTGGACCTCTTCGACGTGCTCGGACGGGGTGAAGAGCACCAGCTCACCCATCAGGTCCTTGATCGCGACGTACGCGCTCGCGCTGTCGAACTCGTCACGGCTCATGCTGCTACCTCTTTCTGCTGCTGTCGTTGTGGCCGGTCCGGCGGCCGCTGCTGTCCTAAGCCCTGGGGGAACCTTGGAACTGCCGGGCCGCCGGACCCTTGCACGGGGTGCTTCCGAACCCTGTGCGTTGCCTCTATTCTGCCAGTAACTGAGGCCCGGTGTCAACGTGAACTCACGTATCAACCGGGCCCCAGCAGGCTACCGCGGCGGTTCCAGCCCGGCTGCGCGGCGCGCCTCGGCCAGCATCCACGTCAGGTACTTCCGGACCAGCATGGTCCCGTAACCCCACAGGTACGGATCGTGTGACCCGCGCTCGGCGGACGCCACGGCGTTGCGCACCTCGCGAAGAACCTTGATCCGCTCGTCCAGCCGTATCACCTCTTCGGTGTGCAACTGGTTCAGGCGCTGGACGTAGGCCCAGCGGGCCTGCTCGCCGTAGGCGCGGGCACGGATGGCGCCGTTGACGGTCTCTTCCAGCTGGCCGTGGTTGGTGCAGCGGCCGATGGCGCCGACCCAGACCCGTTCGAAGGCGCTCACGACAGCACCCCCGTGCGCAGCTCGGCGGCCACAAGACGGGCCTGAGTGGCGAGGCGCTCATTCCACTGGCCGAAGCTGCGTGCGCGCTGCGCCACGGCCACCAGGTCATCGTGCGTGTGCACGGCGTTCATGGCTTCCAGCCAGTGCGCGTCCAGCTCATCGGCCGTCGGCAGGTAGCTGGCGCCGTTGAACACCCATGCCACGTGCTGCGCCTTGATCTTGCGGGCGGCCCGGACTTCCAGGTTCGCGGCGTTGATGATCCGGCCCTGCGACAGGTCGACCGCGTACACGGTCACTTCTTCGCGGGTCGACGGCAGGTGCACCACGATGGCGAAGTCGGTGCGCACCTTGACGCCGGTGCCGTAGCGAGCGCCGTCGAAGATGCCGACGTTGTTCACGCCGTCCACGTAGCAGTCCAGCTGAGCCGCGATGGACGGAAACGAGAAGTCGAGCGAGTCACCGGTCTTCAGGTCGCCGATCACGGCCGAGCCGTCCCGCAGGCCGAAGATGCGGTCGAACTTCCCTGCCACCTGGTAGCGGGTCGACGCCGTGACGCGCTCGATCATGTCCGGCAGCACGTGCAGGCCGTTGACCGCCAGCGCGTCCAGGTACTGCCGCACGCGGCCGCGGTGGTGCTCGGGGACGCGGTTCAGGTCGCCGCCCGAGTAGTCGGCCAGCTCGGTGCTGAGGTGCAGCGCCGTACCCTCGTCGGCCATCTTGTAGGCGTCGGCCGCTTCCTGGGCCTTGTCTGCGATGTTGTTCAGCCGGTCCTTGTCGGCCTTGACGCTCGATTCGGCCAGCTCATTCATGAGCTGCGGCCGCGTCTGCGACAGGATCGCAACGCCCTTCAGGATGTTGCGGTTCTTCCACCGGTCCAGGTGGTAGGTGTCGTCCGTCAGCTTGACGAAGTTGGTGACGCGCTGCCAGGACGCGGTCTTCCCGGTGTCCGGGTTGGGCAGGTAGTAGCGGCCGCGCTTGGCGCTGGGCCGGGCCGGGTCGCTGGACAGGTTGCCCACCATCTGCTCAACCACGGCGGTGGCCGAGTCGAACTCGTCCGGGCTGTCAAAGGTGTCGCTCATGCTGCTGCCTCTCACTGTGTGATTCCGTGTTGCCACTCTATCATGGACGAGTGACAGAGACCAGGTTCATGAGCCGCCAGGAAGCAGCGGCAGCGCTCGGCGTGGACGTCGCCGTGGTGGACCGCCTCATCGCCCACGGGGTGCTGACGCGGTACCGCATCGCGGGCCGGTGGGTACGCGTGGAAGCGCGGCAGGTGGCCGAGCTGGCCACGCTGCCGCGCGATTACCTGAGGCGGTGCTGAGAACTACTCGGGGATCAGGCTGTCGTCCACGTCCCCGGCCGAGCTGGCGGACGTGGTGGGCGCCGTAGCGCGCCGCTTGACCCGCACGGTCGAGCCCTGCGGCCAGGTGTCCACCACCGTTTCGCCAGCCGGGTTCTTCACCGTGATGCGTTCCGCCGGGATGTCGACGTGTGACCCGGCCGGGGAATCGGCGGTCCGGGCCAGGGTGTGCGCCACGGCCAGCAGGCCGCTCACGCCGCCTTCGCGGATCGCGTGAAGGTCCTCTTCAGCCTGGCGCCGGATGGCCGTCCCGGTGAGACCGAAGAGACTCTTCAGGTGTGCCATGGCCGCCTCGGCATTCAGGGTGCTGAACTCATTCAGGGTGCCGCGGCTCAGCAGCCGTGCCGCCGTGTCACCGAGGTACGAAGCTGTCTCGGACAGTTCGCCTGACAGCCGCGTGTTCGGGCCGAGGTTCAGCCGCGCCCCGTCCCGCTTCGGCACCAGCAGCGAACCGGCGGAACCGGTGCTGAGCAGCGCGAGTGCAAGGGATTCCAGCCGGGCCACGATGCTGCCGTAGTGGGTGCGGTCGTTGACGCGCTCGGACTTCAGCTTCTCGATAAATGCTTCCGTCGTCACCAGCTCTTCGGCCAGCCGGTCCGTAACGGGGACGATCATGTCGGTGCCTCTCGTTGTTGTGGTTGCAACACCCAGCATGTCACAGCGGGGGCTGCCGAAGCAACCCCCGCTGTGAAGTCGATCAGGCTTCGTACCGACGACCGAAGTCGTCAGACTTCGTACTCGGCCCCGTAGCAGCCCGCCCAGGTCTTCGCCACACGGCTGCACCCGAAGCTGATCGTGACGCCGTGGACCTCATAGGCCATGCTGTCGGCGATGGCCTGCGCCCGTTCCTGCGCATCCGGTCCGGCCGGGATGCTGATCACGATCTCATCGTGGATGATCGCCCGGATCCGGCGACGGATGGCGGCAGGCAGCTTCAGGATCGCCTCGGCCATGCCGTCGCGGGTGCTGCCCTGGCCGACCAGCGCAGTGGCCTGCGTGTACGCCCGCTGCCGCTCGACACGCACCGGCCGCCCGAAGGCGGTGTGCAGGATGCGGTAGCTGTCGTTCGCCGGAACCGGCTCATCGAAGCCGACGGCCCCGGCCGCCTCGCGGACCTCGGCCTTCCAGTCGCACAGCCGCCGGAATCCCGTCTGCATCCCCTGGTCGAACTGGCGGGCCACCTCAATGTCCACGCCGTGCTGACGGACCATGCTGTTGGGACCCATGCCGTAGTTCCACCCGTGGCCGAACACCTTCGCCCGGTCGCGGTACTCGCAGTGACACTTGCGGACCACGCCGCATTCGCAGCCGGGCTTGACCACCTGGTGGCAGTCGGCGCCGTGCAAGCCCATGTCCGGCCAGACGCGGAACGCCACCTCACTGTGAAGGTCGACGCCGGGGACGAACAGCTTCATGTACTCGGGGTCCTGCGACAGCGCGGCGATCATGCGGGCGTCAATCTGGTCCGCATCGATCGCCACCAGGACGTCGCCTTCGTCGGCCACCATCATGGCCCGCTCGCGCGCCTTGCCACCGCGCTTGCCCAGGACGGTCAAACCGGGGTCCTTCATGGACCAGCGGCCGGAAGCCTGGTCGGGGCCGATGTACGGGTGGACCCGGTCGCCCACCAGGTGGGCCAGGACGGTGCCGTAGACGGTCCGCTCGCCGTTCATCGCCAGGATGGTCCGGCAGAGCTCTGCCGCGGGCGTGTTGCGCCCTTCGAAGACCCCGATCATCCGGGTGAGCGTTTCCTTCGCCGTCGACAGGGACCCGTCCTTGTTGAGCGGCCAGTTGCTGTCCAGCGCCTCTTCCCGGATACCGGTCGCCAGGATGGCCGCGCGGAAGGCTGCCTTGCCGGGGTTGGTGGTGTGAGGCTTAGCGCCTTCGAGCGGCATGCCGTGCTGCTCGTGCAGCCGCTGCTTGGCCTCTTCCAGCCGGGCCTGGCCCTCGGCCCACCGCTTCATGGTGAGGTCGACGTCCGTGCGGAAGCCTTCCAGGGTGACCCGGCCCATGGCCGCCGAGACGTAGTGCTCGCGGCGAAGGTAGCGCTGCGAGGCGGCGTCCTCGCGGGCGACGGCGGCCCGCTGCGCCCCGAACAGCGCGGCCTGCGCCGTGACGTCCTTGATCAGGTAGCTGACGTAGTCCGGGTCGTCAACGGGGATCTTGTCGAATCCGCCGAAGACGTCGGCCAGGATCTTCAGAACGCTGGTCTCGGCGGGCTGTGTCTTGGCCGCGATACGCGCCTCGGTCGCCTCGCGGATCAGGTGGCAACGCTCGATGTCACCGGAAGCCAGGTAGCGCACGTAGTCGGTGTCGCTGTCCAGCTCACGTCCGACGGCCTTCACCAGCGCGGCCGCGCGGTTCTTCAGCATCTTGTCCGCGTACGCGTCGCCCTTGATCCGGCGGTAGATCTCTACCTTCCCGGCGAAGTCGACGGTGTCCTTCCCGTCAAGCCCGTAGCGCTCGGCGGTGTTGCCCAGCTGATAGAAGCCGTTGGCCTGCGCGCCCTTCGCAGCGACGGGAACCAGGTGCTTCTCGGTAACCAGCGTGTCGAACATCTTGACCGCGGCCCGCTCGTAGTCCAGGCCGTTCCACTTCGCCAGGGCCAAGAGGTCGAAGTTCAGTCCGTTGTGCGCGGTCAGCGCGTCGGCCGCGTTGATCGCGTCGATCAGCCCGCTGGCATCCGGGCTCGTCATAACGCCAGCGGCGTCCGGGCCGCCGATCCACTGCCAGCCGCAGAGGCGGACGAAGCCGTGGCCGTAGCTGTGCAGCTCTTCGGCTGCCGCCGTCTCGATGTCGAAGGCAAGGATGCGCATGGTGTTCCTTCCGGTGGTTGGGTGACCGCGCTGTGGCGGATACCGGGAATCGCGGCTTCCGGGGGTGGCCCCACCTTCGGCAAAAGGTGGGGCCGTTGACCATCCCGTCAACCGCAGGGTGAGCCTAGCAGACCTGTACCTGCGATGCAACTCAGGCGTGGGCGGTGGCGGCCAGCTCGGCGTGCAGCTGGCGGCCCGAGTAGCGGGACGCACCATCGGTCCAGGGGCGCGGGTCGTGGCCGTTGCGCGGGTGGTAGTAGGCGGTGCGCCCGAGACCGAAGGTCACCACGGCGACGAAGTCACCGAGGGCCAGCTGGGCCAGGATGGTGCGCGTGTAGTTCGTGCGGCTCATGGTCGCTTCCTTCCGTTCCGTTGCTTCCAGTGAAGCACCGCGGGGGCTGTGATGCAACCCCCGCGGTGGAACGATCACCCGTCGTGCTGACCCGGCCTGGTCACAGATCGTAGTTGAGACCGAGACCCGAGCCGAAGGGGTCGGCGCCGTGTACGGCCGTCTGCGGCTCGTTGAGACCCGCGGTGACACCGGGGACCGGGCACGCCTCGGAAAACGCGACGTAGGCAGCCCAGTCGTCCTCAGAGGCCACACCCGAGGCGGGGATCGGGTCGGCCTTCGGCTCGGTGTCGACCTCGGACCACTCGTCCTCGTCCGCGCGGGCCACCGTGACGTTGAAGCCGCGCCGGTCCTTCGGGCCGATCTTCACGTCGTTGATCCCGGTGATCTGGGCGAAGCGCTGGAAGAACGCGCGCTCGCCCATCTTGCTGCCGCCGTTGCGCTCGGCCCACGCGTTGAAGGCCACGGCGACGTCACGGCGGCCGGTCGCCTGCTGGTCGGACAGCCGGGCCCCGTGCGCCGCCTCGGTCAGCGTGCACATGTCCTGGAAGAACTGGACCACGCGGTCCGACTTCGCTTCGAACATGGCCTGCGTGACCGCGTCCGTGGGTGCGTAGCCGCCGCGCGCCAGGTAGCGGCCGTAGGCCTTCACCCAGCGGGCCAGGATGCCGGGCAGCTCGGCCAGCAGCTTGGCTTCCAGCGTCTTGTCCTCGCGTCCGGCGAAGGTGTTCGGGAAGTTGAAGGGCTTCATGCGCTCGGCGTACGCGCGGCTTGCCTCGGACACCGTCGGCAGCTCGTTGGCACTGAAGGCGAACAGCGCCTGATTGGTGAAGCTGAACTGCTGGCCGTACTTCCGGTTCGCGTGCAGCAGATCCTCACCGGTCGCCATCTTGAACTTCGACAGGTCCGCCACGTGGGCGCTGCTCAGGTCGGCCGCGACGTTCAGCATCTTCCCGTAGAGGTTGGCCGTCGCGAACTGGTCGGCGCCCAGCTCGTGCAGCGTGACGGCCGACGTGTTGACGGCGCCCGACACGGCCTTCAGCAGCCGCAGGAAGGTGGACTTCCCAGAGCGCGACGGGCCGAAGAGGAACAGCGCCTTCGACGGCGTCATGGTGGGGTCCAGCATGGTGCCCGCGGTCTCTTCCAGGTCAGCGATCAGGGCTTCCACATCGGCGTCCGTGTGGCCGTCCTGCCGCAGCGCCTCGCGCAGCCAGGCATCGTAAACCGGGGTCGCCATGTCGGGCGCGTACTCGGTCGTCACCTGGATGTGCGAGAGGTACGCCGGGTCGTGATCGAGCAGCTGGCCGGTCCGCAGGTCCACCATGCCGTTGGGGCAGTTCAGCAGCGGCTCGGTCATGCGCTCGGGAAGACGAAGCCCGTCCAGGTGCAGCTGGCCGATCAGCGCGTCCCGTGCGCTGTTCATGTGACCGGGGCTGTAGAAGTTGCCCAGCATGCCCACGAAGGCTGCCAGCACGTCGTCCTGGTGGACGCCGTAGACGCCGTTCCGGTACATCGCGATGTTGCGTTCGGCGGTGATGGCGGCCGGGGCCCGGTCCATGAGGCGCCGCGCCGCGGTGACCGGCTGGAAGGCCAGCTTGCCTTCGATCTTGACGAACAGCGTGGCAGCCTCGCTGTCGACCGCGTCCATC